CTTGGCCGGTGGGAGAATGCCAAAAGGACTTCGGGATAAGATTGCCGAATCGGTAAATATCAGCGATAAAACATTTATTTCCCACAATATCGAAACTGTGGTTGTTCTCTACAATAATTATAAGGACTTTCGGAAGGATATAGAGTATATTTACACTGGAATTATATCTCGGTTGAAAGACAATGGTATAATAGGCAAGGTATGATAAAAAGAGAAAACATAGTAATATCTAAAGTGCATCCCAATGATGGTCAAATAGAGGGATTACCGAAGAATCCTCGGCTTATCAAGGGAGAAAGATTTCGTAAGCTTTGCAAATCTATAAAAGAGCTTCCCGAAATGACAGAAGCAAGGGATATTCTTGTTTACCCATATAATGGCGGATACATTGTAATTGGGGGAAATATGCGTTTGCATGCTTACAGGCGTTTAGGATGGGAAAAAGTGCCATGTTGTATTTTACCGGAAGATATGCCAGTAGAAAAGCTTCGTCAAATGCTTATTCAGGATAATAATCCATTCGGAGAGACAGACTGGGATATGATTGCCAATGAATGGGACAGCAAAGAACTTGATGATTGGGGATTTGAGGTGTGGCAGGAGCCGGAACAAAAGTCTTCAGAGCGTAGTTCAGAGGAACAACAGGAAGAAGAAAGCGAAGAGGATATAGAAAAGTCTGATTTCTACGATATGATGCTTGGTGACAGGATATATGACAGCAATAATGATTTTGACATTCCTAATTTAAGGGCGGACGAACAGCCAGTAAGCGGTCTTGTAATTCCTTTATCAGCATGGGGAGCTGATACCAGGCAGAAGAAAGGAATATCTACCTATCATTTCTATGTAGAGGATTACCGATTTGAAGCAATATGGAAAGACCCAACAACTGTTCTTAATAGCGGATGTGAGGCTGTCATAGAGCCAAACTTGTCTTTGTTCGACACAACCCCTGTTGCCTACGGATTACATCAAATATACAAAAAGAGGTGGATTTCCCGCTATTGGCAAGAATGTGGTGTGAAGGTGTGGGCTGATTTGAATGTGGCAAAAAAGTTTCAAAAGTGGAATCGTTTAGGTATTCCTGACGGGTATAACGCTTTTGCGACCCGTGGATATTCTGACAGGCAGGAGTATTTAAAAGAAGAAATTCAGATTGCTCGTGAAATATCGGGAAAGGATATTCCTAATATGATAGTTTACGGTGGTGGAGATAAAATAAAAGATATATGCGTGCAAAACAGCATTATATATGTCGAACAGTTTATGGCTAACAGAATTAAGAAAGGAGATTGAAATGGCTAAAACAAGTGGAGGGATTAGAGGAGGATCAAGTAAAAGTTTTTCGAGAGATGCTCGTACTCTATTTAGTAATATAGAAAGAGGCTACGGACGTCAAATTGATTTCTCCGGTTATCAGACCAAAAAACTTCAAAGTTTACAGAGGTTAGGAAAAAGTTATAATCCAAATGAGAGGAATGCGGTTATACAAGCATATAACTCTTATGCAAACAGGGTTACAGGTGGGGCATACCGCTCTATTGAACACAGTTCGCTTGAAGGGGCAAGGTCTGAATTAATAAGGACTGCTCAAAAAGCATCTGCATACAGAAACCTAAATGCAATAACAGAAGAATTAAGACGAAGGAGGAATAAATAATGGCAAAGACATCAGGAGGAATTAGGGGGGGCAGTGTAAAAGCTACCCGTAGAACTGGGCCGGGATTTACCGAGCCTATTCAGGGACCCACAAAAGCGAGTTCCAATGCAACAGAGATTCAATATGTATTTGTTGACAAAATAACGGGGAATGAATCTAACGGTTATATCAGTTCTGATGTTGCGAAAAAGGCGATAAAACAAGCCGAAAGGGGAGATAAGGATGCTGGTATATACGAACCTGATAACTATTATATCCAGCGAATAGAAGTCATGAAAGGAACTAATCGCTCTAGTAGGTACAGAGGGTGGTGATTTATAATAATAAAGCAAGTAGAAAACGGTTTGTAAACGGTTTGAAATGTCAAATAAGAATATAGCTAAAGATGGAAAGAAAACAAGATTTACGAGCGAAAACCAGCCTCCAAACAGAGGCCGGAAGCCTAAGCTATATACTATTGCAAAAAAAGCCTATAATATATCCTATGACGAATGGAAGGAGGTTGTTGTGTATGTTATGCAATGTACTAAAAAAGAGGTTGAGGATATTATAGAGAAAGATGATACCCCCATGTGGGTCATTAATATTTGCAGAGCATTATATAAAGATTCCGGCAAGGGTTCTATCGCTACGTTAAAGGAACTGACCGAAAAGCTATGGGGAAAGCCTATGCAAGAAACAAAACCTGAAGATGCCAATATACCTACCAATATAGACCACGGTATCAGTATTGATTCTTGGATTAAAGACAAAGTGAAATGATCGCACCTCAAAAAATATACTACCCATTATATGAGGATAAGGAAAAATTTATTATTCTTATCACTGGAGGCCGTGGCAGTGGGAAATCGTTTAATACTTCTACTTTTATTGAACGATTGACATTTGAAATGACCGAATCAGAAAAGATCGTTCACCAGATTCTTTATACCCGTTACACGATGGTTTCCGCTGGTATGTCTATCATTCCGGAAATGATGGAGAAGATAGAACTAGACGGAACAACTAAGTATTTCAAGACTACCAAGACGGATATAGTCAATAAAATGACTAATAGCCGTATCATGTTCCGAGGCATCAAGACTTCGTCAGGAAACCAAACAGCAAAACTAAAATCTATTCAGGGTATCACTACTTTCGTCTGCGATGAAGCGGAAGAGTGGACGAATGAAGAAGAGTTCGATAAAATAATGCTCTCTATCCGTAAGAAAGGGATTCAGAACCGGATTATCATCATAATGAATCCGTGCGATTCCAATCATTTCATCTACAAAAAGTACATTGAAAAAACCCATAAACTGGTAGAGGTTGACGGTGTGCAGGTACAGATTTCTACTCATCCGAATGTACTTCATATCCATACCACGTATTTTGATAATTTGGATAACTTATCACCGGAGTTTCTAAAAGAGGTTGAAGATATGAAAGCAAATAATCCTGAAAAGTATGCTCATGTGGTTATCGGCCGTTGGGCAGATGTGGCGGAAGGTGCTGTGTTCAAGAAGTGGGGAATTGTTGATGAGTTCCCGATTTGGTGCAAAAAGGTTGCTTTTGGGCAAGATTTTGGGTATACTCATGACCCGTCCGCCTCTATTCGCTGCGGAATTATTGATAATGCTTTGTACTTGGATGAAGTAGATTACCGAACCGGGCTTCTTTCCTCTGATATCATTAAAACGCTTCGTCCATGGGGATTGAAGGTTATAGCCGATAGTGCTGATCCACGGTTGATTCAAGAGATACACAATGGAGGGATAAAAATATATCCTGTCGAAAAGGGTTCGGGTTCTATTAACGCAGGTATAGACAAAATGAAGACCATGGAGATTTTTGTAACTAAACGTTCATACAATCTTCAAAAAGAACTACGGAAATATGTGTGGGCTAAAGATAAGGATGGGAACTATATAAATGAACCGGAAGATCATGATAACCATGCCATCGATGCAGCTCGTTATTATGTATTGGGTGAGCTTCTTGGTAAAATTCAGAAACCCAAGGATTATTCGGGGATTTTTGGACGTTAAAAATATATCAATATGACATTAGAAGAGATTTTAGTATTAGAAGATGTAGATCAGAAGATCGAATATTTGAAGAAAGGACGTAAAACGGAGGAGCCTAATACCGGTGAAAACTGGAAGGATTGGAACGCTGATTTGCATGAGATCATTGTGGATAAAAAAAAATACCCGGACATCGAAGTTGTTGAAGAGAAGGAAAGGGAAGAATGGAATGATAGTACCGGTAAAAGCACTACTATCCCAGCTAAAAAACGTACAGAACCGTGTAACCGTATATCTATTCCGTTGGAGCAAGATATTACCAATATTCAAACAGCGTTTACAGTAGGGGTTGAGCCTAAGATGGATTGCGCTCCGTCAAATGAGGATGAAAAAGGGTTATTTTATGCTATTCAACAAGTATTGAAGAAGAATAAAATAAAGTATCAGAATAAACGTATAGTTCGTTCTTGGCTTTCTGAACAGGAATGTGCCGAATACTGGTATGCAGTCAAAGATGATTCGTTCTGGACTAAATTCTGGAATAAAATACAGAAGGCTTTCGGAGGAAGTGTAAGGCCGCAAAATAAGCTCCGCAGCGTAATATGGTCTCCATTCAGGGGAGATAAACTTTACCCTTTCTTTGATGATGCCGGAAATTTGGTTGCTTTCTCACGTGAATATAAAAAGAAAGATCTGGACGATGTAGAAAAAGTATGCTTTCAAACTGTTACCGCTACCCATGTTTACCAGTGGGAAAATACGAATGGGTGGGAAGCGGTAGAAGAGAAGTCTTTCAGGCACGGGTTCAAAAAGCTACCTGTTTTATATGGTTATCGTACAGAAACTTATTGCCATAAGATAAAGACTATACGTGTACGTATAGAGAAGATATTATCAAGCTATGCCGATTGTATAGACTACCACTTCTTCCCGTATTTAATGCTCTTTGGGGATGTGTCAGGCTTTACAGGAAAGAAACGAAACAGGATCATACAATTGACCGGAGATAAGGCGAACGCTCAATATCTGACCTGGAATCAGGTTCCTGATACGGTTAAATTGGAACTTGAAGGGCTTACTAACAGGGCGTACGATCTGACGAATACTCCACGTATATCACCGCAAGAGTTGAAAGGTCTTGGAAATGCCATTTCAGGGAAAGCGTTCAGGTATATTTTTATGGGTGCGCACATGGCGGTATCTAATCATGCGGAAGTAATTGGAGAGTTCTTTCAACGGAGGGTAAACTTTTTGGTATCAGCTTTGGCGGATATTAACCCATCCGAATTTGACAAGGCGTCCCAGACTATTGATATTGATGTGGATTTGGTTCCGTATATGATTGATGATATTGACGAACGAGTAGCAACGGCAGTTAGTGCAATAAATGGTAAAGTATGGTCCCGGAGAGAGGGAATTTTGTTTGCCGGTAATGCCGAAAGGGTCGATGAAGTCCTGAAAGAGATTGAGGAGGAAGAAAAGAATGAATCTTCTGAATCAGTCAAAAAGGACAATATTTAGAGCGTGTGGTTAGAAAAATTACGGGGGTTATACAAAAAGTATAGGAAAAATGGAACAAAATAGTAAATCGTTGCAGTCTTTTTAATGTATAGTTCGATTTTAGCTCAAAAGACAAATAAACCACAATAAGCGAATTGTGGTTTTCCGGAAGTGAAAATTTTAGGCTTATAATTGGATATGAAATAAATTTGTGCATAGAAAATAATACGGCTATCCTCACGGCTGAAAGATATAACGCCATCGGTGAGAAGTGAGGAACTTGCCTTTGGCGCTTTTTTATATGCCAGGCGTGGCAGGTTCAGCAAGTCGGTAAGGCGTGGGAGGTTCGAATCCTCGCTTGCTACAAAATCGGACAAATTAAAATCCCCAAAAGCGGAAGTGTCCGAGCCGCTGATGGGGATAGTATTAATTTTTAATAATGCAAATATAATGATTATGGATCAATTGACAAAATCAAGTACAAGTGAAGAAATCAAAGAGTATTTCAATGCTATTTTAAAGCTATCAAAAACGAGTGAGAAATATCCGGTTAATTTGGATGAAGTTTGGATGCTAATTTATGAACGAAAAGATGGTGCAGTTAAGGCGCTTGTTCGAGATTTTATTGAAAATGAAGATTATAAGCTGATCCGCCGAAAAGCGGAGCAGGTGTCAGGGGCTAAATATGTGGATGACTACTATCTTACCGTTTCCTGTCTTGAATACTTTATCGTAAAGAAAGTCCGTCCAGTATTTGAAGTCTACCGCAAAGTCTTTCATAAAACAGCCGAATATGCAAAACAATTGAAAGAGCCGACTATTAAAGACAAAATAGCAGTGGCGGACTGGCTTACAGGATTTCTCAACTTGAATGAAAGCAGCAAACTTGCCTTGGCAAAAACTATCGCTGAACCATTGGGATTACCTACACCGGAATATACGCCTTCTAAGGGGATATTGAAATCAGCAGGGGAACTTCTAAAAGAAAACGACTGCCCTGTGAGTGCTCAAGTATTCAATCAGAAGATGATAGAAAAAGGATTGATGGTAGAGCTCACACGTACATCTAGCAAGGGCGGTCGAAAGAAATTCAAGTCCATTACAGGCGAAGGATTAAACTTTGGAGAGAATCAAGTTAATCCGAATAATCCTAAAAGCACCCAGCCGCTTTACTATGAGGAAAAATTCACGGATCTGTTGATTCTATTGCAATTGAAACAGAGTGCATAATAATTCAGCCTTCCATTATGGAGTTATTCGGGAATAAAGAAAGGGCAGCCCTGAAGCTACCCTTTCCCGCTGATTGGCGTCAACTAATGTGCCGGCCGAAGCCCCTGACAAAATCTATTTCTTGTTAATAAGCTCTTGTAGCATCTTGTTCGTCTCGACAGCTAACGAAGTCATAAGAAAGCCATCTTTACACATCTCATGTACTTGACCGAATATCCGCTTTAAATTCGATTCCATGCTTTCTTTTGGGTTGTACGCAACTTCTTCCTTTCCGTAGGGTATCATCCCACCGTAGATACTTCCGTGTTTATTGCGACCGCTAGCGAGCGTTTGTTGCAATGATTGGTTGAACTCCTTGATTTGCTTTTTGACGATGCGTTCTGCGTACTTGGTGCAACGCTCGGATCGGAGCTTCTCTTCCATTTCGTTGAAGGCGTTGATGTAGGCTTCCTTGAACTGGGCGGCTACCTTTCCGGTGAAACCCATGGCGAGGAAGGTGAAGCCGTCACGGGTCATGTAGTACATGGGATATGTTTTACTTACATTACCATTTTTCTTTGTGTAGTCAGATAAGCCAAAATTGGCTTGTCTGAAATTTATGCTACATTCTAACTGATTTATAGCCCTTAAGACTTTACCATGTTCTTTGTGGAAGTAGTCCGCAACCACCAAAGAAGAGGTCACGGCTTGACCGTTTTTCGCTTCTACCAAATCAATCCTATCGGTAGACCATAATTCCAAACTTCTTGTTTCCATAATGATTTTATTTAATGTGTTGATACTATCGTGTCGCTCTTGCTTAGCACATGAAAAATCTGTCGTTATCATTGCCGAACATCTTATATCCGGCAAGCAGGCATAATACAATGATTGTAATTTCTGGCATATTCGTATATTTTAATGGTTAATCTCCTACGTAATGAGCACCGTATCTTCCAGTACTAGCCGTATAGTAAGCCGATGCCGGTATGCTCTTATTATTGTACCCCTTATCCATTGTAGCCTTAGCAGCGTTGCTCATGGCTTCATGTCTTTCCGCCAAGAACTGATCCGTTCTAGCCTTCACCGCTTCCGATGAGCAATATTCTTGCAATTTCGCAAGACTCCAAGCGGATTTCAGACATTCGGAGAATGTTCTTTCGTTGCCTGCACGTTTGTAAGAGCGCCAAGCGGATTTCATTATTTGGGATAAGTTGTAACGTTTCATATATTTATATTACTAATAAGATTTCACGTATATGTTATTTATTACGGTGCAAATATAACATATACGTGAATAGCAAACAAGAAAAAGAAAGAATATTTTTCATGTATGCGTGAATTTTATCCTATTTTCTTTCGCATATACATTATATTATATATATTTGCCTCAAAATTTAAATATAACGTTTATGTTAAGAGTTAAAGAAATAGCAAAAGAAAAAGGATTAACTATGGCAGACGTAGCTAAAAGAATGAATATGTCTCAATCGGGATTATCTATGGCTTTAAATCGAAATTTAACTTTAGATGTATTAAATAGAATAGCAGATGCGTTAGAGGTCGAAATTCCGGACTTGTTTGAACGTAAAAAAGAGGAAGAAAACACTATAATCTGCCCAAAATGCGGTTCTAAATTCAAATTAATCGAGTAAAATTTGCTTATTTGTGTGTTTCTGTGTTAATTTGTTGCATTGTATAACATAAAACACACAGTCATGGAAGGTTTCACACTATTTGTATCTATCGTAATCATCGTATTCGGAATATTACAAATTATTCTATTTTTCAAGTTATGGGGAATGACTAATGATGTCAAAAAAATAAGGAAATCGCTACCTAATGTATCTTCTGATCTTTCTCCGGCTAAAATGGAATTTATTATTGGAAACACAGATAAAGCAAAAGAGATGCTTAAAAAGGAATTTGTATTAGACGTCTACGAATCATATATGAAAATTGTAAAAGAAAATACTGAAGTAACAGACCCTAGTGTAATGGAAAAAGAATATTCTATAGATTATGATAGACTTAAAAGGGTATACAAAGGAAGGTTTAAAGACATAATAGATGATGTTGATTTTGAAAGATACTCTACTTTTGTAAAAGCTAAATCTGTATTTGGATAAATTGCTTAGAGCCCTATATATGAGTGAGGCTTTTTATTTCTTCCTACTTTTATTTAATGCTAGAAAAATCACCTAAAACCAAAGAAAGGTAAGGAAATATTTGCATTTGTGTGCATTTGTATGTTATTTTGCCTCCGTACAACCATAATACACACAAAATATGAATAAAGTATTTCTAATATTTGCCTTGCTGTTTCTTATTGGATGCAGCGAAGGAAGTGATCCTGTTCCAGAGCAAAATAATGAGGAAAACACGGAATCCGGTGATAATAATACATTTTTAGTTAATGGTTTTAGCTGTAATATTGATTTTAATGAAGAAAACTACACCATAAAGGTTAGTAAAGATAATGAATTCCTTTTTGAAGTGTCCGAAGAAATAGGAAAAGGGACTAAGTTGTATATAGATTTGGGATATGGAAATAAAAAAGATGTTATCGCTTCATATATTAAAATTTTTGATATTCTTCAATATGAAAATACATATTATCTATTAGCAGATTTAAGAGACCAATCTGATATTTTGAGTTTTTGGGGAATTAGAAAGTTGTATTCTTATACAAAAGGTAAAACTAAGATGATTACATTTAACTCTCGTGGATACTTGCCTACGGATATGACATTTTGGTTTGAGAATAGTATAGATGTATCTGAAAATTATTCTGCATATCCGGAATCTACAGCAAGTGAATATCATAAATATGATTCTGATCTTAATTTGTTGTCCCAATACAGTGTTTTTGGGAAACCTTTAGATTTGTATCATGTAATAAATGTAAGTGGAGGTGATGGTATTCATGCTAAAAATCCTTTGGGGATCAGTTGGTATGATATTCGCAATTCTTCCCATTATATTTGGCAATACATGTGTGATATTGACAATAATGAGTTTGTCATAAATAGTTGGGAGGCTTCCTATTCCCAGAATAATACCATTCTTGTTACTATAAATATTACATACATAACGGGAAAAAAAGAGGTCTTAAATTTTGAATTTGACAAGGAGACAGGAGAACTTATTAAATAAACACATAAAGTACACACAACATGAAGAAAATTTTATTCCCTTTAGTAGCAATATTGCTATTAGCAGGCTGTAGTTCTAGTGAAGATGTAATAGATGAACCGGAACCTCCAAAATATAGTATCAATAGTACGGTTCAAGTAGGTGATATTAAACTACAATCTTATATTTTTGAAGGATATTATTATATAGAGGCTATTGACGAATCAGGCAACAAGGCTTTTACTATCAAGGATAAGGCGGAAGGGTATATTGAGGACTTAGGGTTTGGAGAAACTAAAGAATACCCAGTTAGAGGTTGCTATATACAAAGCACTTTGAAAAAGGATGATTATCTCTACATATTGGTCAGTTTATATGGTGACTTAATCGCTCATCCACATAAATTTATATTAAAGACAAAGGATGGAAAAGTGGTTAAGAAAGAATTTTTCGATAAAGTGTATTATGGTGATTATAACAAAGTATTTTTTTATCCGGAAAAAATGGTAGATTGGTATGGAGAGTATATTGCTATTTACACAACGAGTAGAACTAGCTTATATGATATAGCTATATTAGATAAAGATTTGAAGAATATATATGGTAATAATAGTCCAGATGTTCAAAATTGGATTGGGTATATAGAAAGAAGCAATTACATATCTTTATCTGTAAAGAATATGGTTTATATAGCAGGCAATACTGTAAATTGTGTGGATATATCAAAGTATAGATACTTAGAATCTTTTGTCTGGCAGACTACATTTACCGATGAAGAAATAAGAGTAGACAAGACCTCATATTCATTGGAAGGAGACAACGTAATAGTAGACGTTGAAGCAACCACTAAGGCAGGAGAGAAAAAGAAATATCATCTGGTATTGAATAAGGAGACAGGCTCTCTGCTTAACTCTGAATCCTAACCCTAAAATAAAATATAATCATGAAAACATCCAATTACGCCTCCAGATTATCCGTCAGCTGTGGCAAGAACACGGACAGCATGGAGAAACTTGCAAATTTATGTGAGCAAGAAGCCGAAAAGCTAGTGAAAACGCTGGATATTGCCGAGGGAGATGCAATATCCGTAATTTTTTCTACAATACCAGGTCCCGGATTCCCTGAACTTATCTGTGTGGGAGTATTCAGTAGGGACGAGAGTGGAAAGATCGTGTACGAACTGGATTTCTCGGAGTCAACATTGTAACTCATTCCCGCCCCTCTTGCGAAGGGCGGTTTTTGTTTCTAAAAAGTTAAAACCGTTAAAAACCAATAACAGATATAGTTAATTGTTCAATCAATCAATCAATCTTGATTTGTATTATTTATATTTGCGACATCAAAGCAATGTATCTTTGATACGTTACGAACAAAGATAGCAGTAGTACTGTTATTTTATAAAAAACAAAGGAGAATTGAATATGAAACCCTCATCTTACACACAAGAGGTATTTGTTATAGAAAATCCCTCAAAAGCACTATTGGACTTTGTAAATAAGTTGAGAGATAGAAAAATGTCTCAACAGGAGAAATTACGCAATAAAAAGAACTGTACCATTAAAATCAACGTATAATCTTCCCTGAATGGATATTTCCGTTTCTATCAATTCTAAATCAGAAGATGAGTATCGGATAATATTATCTCCATTTAATTTGGATATAATCCCGTGTGAGGTGCGGGAAATATTTGGAGATAGTATTGAAATTGCAGATGTCACACTTGAGAGAGTAAAAGGTGATAATCCCACTGATATTGGAGTACTTCTAAAAATATCAAATGTTATAGGTGAAATTTTCAATGATAATGAGAACTTGATATTATATTTCTACTGTGATGACATACACGACATTTTAAGAAGGGATAAAGGAGTAACTCCACAAAAATTCAGAAGCAATTTGTTCTCAAGAATGTTTGATAAATATATGTTGTCAAATGGAATTACCGATATAATAAACACACCTATTGAGATTAAGGCAGACAGACATATTTATATCCATTTGATATCAAGAAGTATTCATTTAGAATATGTAAAAGCCATAAAAGATGTCATAATGGATATGGAATCAAAATAGAAGCGGAGTAACCTCCGCTTTTCTTTTTCCGTTTTATCTCATTTCCCTTCTAAAAAATAAACTTATAACTACTAATTTCCCACAATTGCTCAATTGTGGTTTATCCCTCATATAATAATTTTATAGCTTTCTTCTTTGAGTGTAACTTTATGCTGTTGAAAATCAAAACTAATTCATACAGTATGAAAGGAAAAATCTTAGTAGCACTAAAAACGAAGTATAAAACCTTTGGGTTTGGTGATAAAGCGTTTGACGGGGTGGCTGACTACTTGTCTAAAACCGTAACTGAAGAAAGTCAAATAGAAACTGCTATTAGTGGGGTCGAAGGACTTCTGAAGGCTTTTCAAGGAGACATTGATTCTGTTAGAAACGAAAAATCGGGTCTACAAAAACAATTGGACGAATTGAAAAATAAAATCGAGAATCCCAATCCTAACCCAAAACCGAAGCCGGAAGAAAAGAAAGATGATATAGCGACCATCATTGCGAACGCAGTTAATGCAGCCGTTAAACCTCTTTCTGATAAGCTTACTCAATTTGAAACAGAGAAGGCACAAGCCACTCGTCAAGAGCAAATCATAGGTAAAGCGAAGGAGTATGGTATTCCCGAAAACCTTGTTCCTATGTTGAATATTCCCGAAGATGTAAACTTGGATAACTATTTCAAGGATGCAAAGCAGACGTTTGCCAACGCAGGATTTAAAGATGTGAGAACTCCCGAATTGGGAAGCAATGAGCAAAACAATTCAAATGACATTGCCGCCCTGATAAACAAGGGAACTGAAGAAATTAAAAACTCTAAACAGGATTAATTATGCCAGCAGGTTTTAAGTATGATTTAAATCCGATTGAGAGACAAATGCCGGAAATGTGCCGTTTTGAAACGGTTTATAGATATTCCGGTGGTTTCAATCTGGATATTTCGAATTTGACAGGGGTTGCGCAGATCCCGCCTCTTACCCCTTTGGTTCTTGATTTTGTGAAACGAACGGCAAAAGCTGTTTTGAACGTTGAAGTAGCCGAGAAGATCACTGCCGGTTCTACTTCGTTGAAGATCAAGAAAAATTCTCTTGCGTACGTCGGTATGCATATTGGTAATGGTACAAATGGTGGTACAATTGAAGCTATCGACAAAAGTAATGCGGAATATGATACCGTTACTCTGGCCGCTTCGCCAACGCTTGCCGCAGAAAAGGATGCGGTATTGTTTGAAGCTACTGCCGCAGCCGGTAAAACGGCAAAAGCAACAGCAACAGCTTTAAATTATGCATGGACTAAAGTAGAAGCGGGTGCAACTGTTACCGCTATAGGCCAAGCGTACGAGATCAGACCGACAAGACTCATTGTTCCTATCTCCGATAAGGATAAGGAGACTTTGGGTGACAGATTCATGTTCACTTATTAAAGAAAGGAGGAACTATGTATTTGACTATTCAAACATTACTGAATGATCCGGGAGTGGTGAAAGCGGTTATCGACCGTGTGCAGGCTCTAAGACTGGATCAAATCTTTTGGAAAAAGCACCTCGATTTTGAGGAAACGAAATCCCGTGTGTTCAAAACATATTTGGGAACAGTAACGGGTGTTGTTGCCGGTTCTGTAATTGACCGTAACTCTAACAAGCCGTTAAGAGAGCGTAAATCTTTGGGTTCTGGATATGGCGAAGTTGCCTATATGGGGGATAGATACCAGATGGACAACGATAGACTCGATATGCTTCAAGAACTAATCAATAAGTTCAATCAGGCGAAGACACCAGATCAACGGGCTGCACTGGACGATATTATCAACTATATTGTAGATGATATGCGTCAGGTATTGCTTGCTCCACACAAACGTATGGATATTGTGGACGGTGATCTTCGTTCTGATGGTAAAGCATCGGTAAAAGTAGACGATAATCCGCAAGGAATTGAATTGCTTGAAATGGAACTTCCGGTTCATCGTATCACTCCGCAAGTTTCAGACAAACTGAATTTTGTTCGTTATCTTATGGAGGAAACCGTTGAATTACGTACTAAGTTCGGCATGTTCGTTTCTATGGAAATGTCCCGGAAGACTTTTATCAATAGCATTATTGGATCAAAGGACTTCGGAGAATTCTACAAACAAAGCTTTGATTCTAAAGAAGTCCAACTGTCTGCCGGGCTTATGTCTAGTGAGATGGCGACCACTATCTTTAGAGGATTGGGCTTGCCGCCTATCGTAATCAACGAAGATTTGGTAGAATTGTCAGACGGCACTTTCAAACAGGTATTTAAAGATAACCGTATTTCTTTGTTTACCACTCCTAAACAGGGAAAGATGCGCTGGCATACTCCGTATGAAATTACCGATCCAGTTCTGGGAAAGACTTACACCCGTTCAGAAGGTGGTATGTATATTTCCAACATACGTACGGATGAAGGCAGGTTCATGGAATATGGAGCCGAATGGATTCCAGAATTTACATCTCCCAATAAGATTGTAATTTTTGACCTGGATACGATGAATGCGTAATTATGATAATTAGTGACTACATAAAGAAAAAGTTTCAGTCATTCGGCATATCATTGTCGGAGGCTGACTTGGTAGAGATGAATCTTTCTTCTGGGGTTGATCCTGACGGGGAAATGACTGAAGACAATTTACAGTCTATCTCTGTTGCGATAGCAAGATTTATTCCCTCCTTATTGCTTAGAGCTACTTCTAAATCGGTATCAGAAAACGGTCATTCAAAGTCTCTTTCTTGGGATATTTCCGGGATAAAGTCATACTATTCTTTTTTATGCAATAAGTATGGACTGAAAGATGAACTGAATACAGATAAACCTAAAGTAACATTTTGGTGATATGCTAGAAACTGCTCCGCATAAATTGCAATTACAGGTTATTACTCCGGAAGAGAATGACGAGTATAACCGACCAATACCGGGAACCGGTGGAGAGTCTTGGCAGGATGTAACAGATTGCTTCTGCCATGACAACTCCCAACAGAAAGAGGTTTCTGTCAATGGCGAACGCTGGGTATATAATTACCATGTGGTTTATGAGGGTAAAAAGATTATTTTAGGATCTCATATCAGATGTATGGACACCGAAGGGAATATTGTAGGAGAGGGAGATGTGAAGAAGAATGCCGAATGCTATTCGGAGGAGTTTAAGGGTAGATGTGATATTTGGGTATGATTGTAACGACTGACATATATAAGATTTTGTGTGATAAGCTAAAAGACTTCTTGATAAAAGACGTTTACGACAGTTGGAATACCATTAAGAAAGGTGTAAAAAACGAATTAATAGTGATTGTTATAAGAGACGCTTTAGAGCCGGAAACTTATTGGGAGGTATGTTATCCTCATATCAACATCTGCGTTCCATATTTGACCAGTGGTAAGACTAATACGGTACGATTAAACGAGTTGGAAAGAACTGCAAAACAGTTTTTAATAGGAGAAAGTGGAGTGTTTGATAGTACTCAATATCATTGGGAAATAGACCGGATAGGGATAGAAGAAGATTTAAAGCTTGCATGTAGTTATGTAAATGTGGTTTTAAAGTTTAAAGTTTTAAATGTAAAAATATAAAAGATATGGCAGAAAGTATACAAATATCAGCGGTTGATATAAAAAGATTATGGTATGCCGATGAAGATGCAGTATCAGCTGATTTGACAGGTACAGCGTTATATGCCCTAGTAAAAGCGAACGGATCTGCTACCGAGATTAAAAATGTGCATCAAGACACGTGGACCATTGAAGAAGGAGATCCTACGCAAGAATCTTACAAAAATCAGTTGACAGGTTCAACTTACCGTATGGGAGCTAAAATAATGGGAGATGTGACCTTTAACTTCACGATTGGTCGCTATGATTATGCAACAAAAAAAGAACTTATGGGCGGTGAAATTATTAATACCGATAAAGGTTGGAAGCGTGCCCGTGGTATTGTGGAGGTGAAAAAATGTTTGATTGCATTAACGCAAGACGATCAGTATTGCGTTCTTCCTTATGCAAATGTAGTAGCTCGTGAAGCCAATACTGATGGTGCAGTTGGTATTGCAGTTGTAGCTACGATGTTAGAACCTTTAAATGAGGCTGTTATGCCGGAATACTGGTTTGATGCGGGTGAAGTAAAAGAAGGGGTATGAAGATCTGAAAATGTAGCACTTGCTTTTTCTGAAACAGCTACGAATTCAAATAGTTATTCAGCTAGATCAAGGCGGGTGAACGCTGGGAGTACTGTAAACTATGGCTCTTCAGGAGAAGATGGGACGCAACCGTCAGAGACATTATCTATATTGTAAAGTGGTGAGGGGTGAGGATTTGTCGTTCTTGCCCCTTTTTAATAAGATAGTTATGAACAAAGGAGCAAAAGTTATATCACAATCAATTATTGGCAATGATTTTAGGACAATTATTGTGAATAAGAAAGGATATACAATATATCCTCCAACTATACACAGTTTGTCAAATGCTATATCATACTTATGTGATGTGCGAGAGGGAGAAACATTAAGAGAGATTCTGCTTTCTCTAGCAGATTTAAAATACTATGCTCACGCTCTTTCATGGTTTATTAATGGTGATGATAGTCTTTTTGAGGAACTTTCTAAAGGTACTTATGAAGAGTGCGTAAATGGCGTGGAAGAAGCAATCTCAATGATTGATGTATCGGTTTTTCAGAAAGCTGTCGGCTTAGCGAAGAACGTAAGCCTGCTGGCAGCGACACCAAAATAGCCGGTAATGAAACGTTATTAGGACAAATTGCGTCGTTCATGGAAAATTTGCATTTGTCTTATAAAGAAGTTGTGTATGAAATACCATATAGAAATCTGGTTTTAATGCAACGTGATAAGATACATCAAATATTTGGAGGTAAAATAAAGAAAGTGAAAGGTAAAGATATGGCATCACGGAGGCGTCAAAATAAGTAAGTATGGAATTCATAGGGGATGATAGCGGATTGAGCGAACTTCAGAAACAAATAGAGGACGCTTTCTTTTATAAGTTAGTAGAAATAGGGAAAGACGCCATACGTTACGCCCAGAAAAACGGAGAATACCAAAATCATACATTTAATCTACGTAATGCTCCTGGTTTCTGTGTGGTAAGAGATGGGCGTATAGTAGCTATTGAAGTAGGAGATGATGGAGGGCATCCCGAAGCTGTGAGAAATACAGAAAATATGTTGATATACTCGGAAAAGCCACAAGACGGATTATATTTAGCTGACGGAATGCCTTATGCCTCTTTTGTAGAATCAAAGGGATATGATGTGTTGACGGCAGCAAGAAAATACGCAATAAGGCAAGTCCAAAAGAAAATATATAGATAAATATGGCAGGGATATTTGCAAATGTAGACAGTGACATTCAGAAGCTCCAAAAATTGAAGATAGAAATTGAGAATGTAAAGAAGTCATTGAAAAGTATCAATGTAAAAGTAGATATTGATATAGCGCAAGGCTTGGAGGCACAATTAAAAAGTCTCGTAACTCAATATAATGCCTTAGCCGCTAAGGTAGGAGAGACGGAGGCTAGGATAACAGCGTCTGCAAATAAAATTATTGATGCTTCGAATAAAATTATTCAGGCACAGGACAAAATGTCGCAGGCAGCAAAGGGTATTAATACTTCTTCTAGTACCAATACCAATTCTTCTACTAATGCATCGGAAACAACTTCTATTCAGGCGCAGGCTAAGGCGTATGAAGAACTGAAAGCTGAAATCGGTGATGTTCTCGGTACGAGAGGGCAAAACATAAAGAGGTTAATAGAAGAGCAAAATGCGATCCGGCTACTTAACGCAGAAATAAAAAAGATCACTAAATCACAGGGGGAATCTTCTAACCTTTCATCTGCTCAACAAAGGAGACTGGAACAATTAAATAACTCTTTGCTTACTCATAAAACAGCACTTGCTGAAGTAAGACAGAGTTTGAGTGCTAACGCTAAGTTAGACAATGCTTCCGCCACTTCTATGGATGCTCTTTCTCAATCTTTAGGTAGGATGAGAGCTGCTTATAGAGCATTGACAGAAAGTGAGCGAACATCTCCATTCGGGAAAGAACTATTAGTTTCTATTCAACAGGCAGATGCAAAAATAAAAGAGCTAGATGCAACGATTGGGAATCATCAAAGGAATGTCGGTAATTATGCAAGCGGCTGGAATGGACTAAGCATGTCTATTCAACAAATAGGTCGTGAGCTCCCTTCTTTGGCTGCTGGGTGGAGAACTTTCTTTTTGGCTATCTCTAATAACTTGCCAATTCTTGCCGATGAAATAAAGAGGGCTAGGATTCATTTTGAAGCTTTGAAAAAGAGCGGGCAAACTGCTACACCTGTTTGGAAACAGGTTGTTTCTTCCATAGTTAGTTGGCAGACGGCTTTAACTGTGGGGGTCACTCTTTTAACGTTGTATGGAGATAAGCTTGTAAAATGGATTAGTGGTTTAGGGAAAGCCGAAAAAGCTATCAAGAATTTATATACAGCTCAACGAGATTTATATAATGTAACATCTACAGGAATAGAACAAAGTTCAAAAGAAATTACTAAACTTAACAGTCTGTATAAGATTGCAACAGATGTAACTAAATCTACAAAAGAAAGGAATAATGCAGTAAAAGAGCTGAAAAGATCGTTCCCTTCTCATCTTAAAAACTTATCAGATGAATCTATAAAAAATGGTGAGGTCGCAAAGTCTATTAAAGAGCAAACAAGGCAAATTATAGCAAATGCTAAAGCGACAGCAGCGGCCGATCAAATCGCAAAGAATTGGTATAAATCATTTCAAGCTGGAGTATCTAAAAATATTGCATATATCACAAAACAGAGATTAGAGCAAGAATTAGTTGCAAAAGAAGCAACGGTTCAACAGCTTTCTCAAATGAGAGCCAGACCAGAAAGTTATGCCGGATTAGCTAAAGAAATTGAGGGAATAAAAGACCGAATAAAAGAAACTGATAGAGAAATAGCAATACAAGAAAATCTACAAGATTCTTATCAAAAATCGTCTCAATCTCTTGAGAAGTTGGTAACAGTTGCTGGTCTAGGTGGAAAGTATGAAGATCCAGATAAAAATTACAATTCTATTTTAGACCAACAAAAGAAGATAGCCAATCTTTTGGATAAACAAGCCATTGAAAGAAGACGTAAAGAAGAAGATTTGGAAAATCAGGCCATACAGTCCCGTATTGATACCATGACAGAAGGAGAAGCTAAAATCCGTGCACAACGTGAATTGGATAACAAGAAGGAAATACAAGACTTAGAACGCCAAAGAGAAGATTATATTCGGACGGAAATCGAATATCAGAAGAAGTTGTTTGATGCCCAAGAGGAATTAAATGCCAAGAAAAGCAAGGATTACAAGAAAAAGACATTTGATCCTTCTACGGTAAAGGTTGATACATCTAAGTTCAACGAGCTAATATCAAACGAATTGATACAACAATCTATTGCCCCCTATAAGGAGGAGGCGCAGGCTTGGAATGAATATCTTGTTGAATATGGCAATTTCCAACAGAAGAAAGTGGCTATAAATGCAGAATACAACCAAAAAATAGTAGAAGCTGCAACCAAAGGTGAAAAAGAGTCCCTAAAAAAAGAGCGGGATAGTAAACTGAAAGAAGTAACCTTTGATGAACTAAAGAAGTCTGTCAATTTTGCCGATATCTTCGGGGACTTGGATACACAGTCTACTGAAACTCTCACCAAAATGCGTGATAAGCTGAAAGAGATTATTGATAAGTCGGCAAAAGATTTAAAACCAACTGATTTAAAAGCCCTCCAAGAAGCATTTAGTAATATTGATTTGAAGATTGTAGAAAGAAATCCTTTCGGAGAACTTAAGCAAGGGATTGAAGGCTATAAAAGCGCTACTGAAGCCGTAATAAAGGCGCAAGAGGATTTGAATACTGTACAAGAGGGTGGAGAAGTTATTATCGGACAATATACTGATAAAACCGGAAAGGTAGTAACTAAACTACTAACGCAAGAGCAGGCAGAGAGAAATCTGTCAGATGCGCAGAAAGAGCGTCTAGAATCACAAGGCAAATTAACAAAAGCTGTGAATAGTATAGGCCAGCAAGGACAACAGTTGGTAAACGCCGGTAATAACTTAGTTGATATGCTTACAAATCTAAGCGTTGCGGTTCCTGAATCTATTTCCGGTGCTCTTTCTGGATTAGGGCAAATCATGAGCGGGCTTGAAAGCATTGATTTAACAAAGCCATTCAGTATAATTTCATCAACTACGGGGATTCTTGCCGGTATAACTAAAACTATATCCAGTTTCTTTGGGGGGCCGGACGGTACCGCTTATTATGAAGGAGTAAAGGAACAGCTTGAAGCAATAAATGAGGTCTATGATCGTATTATTGACAAAAGCAAGGAAGATATAGTTTTCGGTGGTGGATTTGCATCTGTTCAAGCAGCTACACAAGCCATGGATAATTACGAGAAGAAAGTAATTAATCTCCAAAAGATTGCCGCAGCTTCGGGGCGTGCCGGTGCAAGTTGGAAGTCTCATAGTGCGGAATGGCATTCTAACAAAAATGTTGGTGCAATAGGTGGTTTTGAGCAGATGAGCGACATCCTAGGTAAATCAATAAGCTCCATGACAGACTTGTATAGTTTGTCAGGAGATGAATTGTTCCTCATTCAGTCCCAAATGCCGGAAGCATGGAGTTTAATTGATGCCAGAATTCGTGAAAACCTGGATAGCATCGTAGCCTGTAAAGATGAAGCGAATGAACTGAGGGATGCTCTTAATCAAGCCATGACAGGGGTTGATTTTGATTCCTTCTACAATGGGTTTATTGATCAGTTATCCGATATGGATACTTCTTTTGAAGATATGTGTGATAACTTTGAGGATTATCTGCGTAAGTCAATCATGGCAGGATTAGTCGCTAGTCAGTATCAAGGCCGTATAAATGCTCTTTATGAGCAATGGAGCGATGCAGCGAGAAGTGATAGTAAAATTACTAAAAACGAAGCAGACCTTCTCAAAGAACAGTATCAACAGATTGTAGAAGATATGATGCATGATCGAGAAGAAATGTTTAAAACATTTGGGTGGGATACTTCTGCTACTTCTCAGGAATCGTCGAAGAAAGGCTTTGCAACTGCTTCTCAGGATTCAATAGACGAACTTAACGGACGTTTCACTGCTTTGCAAATTGCCGGAGAAGAGATTAAGAATCAGAACCAGCTTCAAACGATGTCTATTCTTGAATTGAGAGCTGATATGCTGCCTATTATTTCCAATACTACAGGGATAAAGGATATTGCTAGTGAGACACGGGATTTGTTAAGGCTGTCTTATGAAGAGTTGACAGGTATTCATGATGATACAACAAGCATGAACAAGTCATTGAAGAATATTGAGACAGATATTGCAGAAGTTAAACGTAATACATCAAAATTATAATATATGGTTGACTTATTAATTAACAATAAAGACGCTTTTGCGACGTGGGGCGTGAGAATGGGAGACGGGTTCATTGAAGCTATCTACGCTCCGCTTCCAATGAAAGAAATTATAGAGAATAAATCTCGTTTACAGGACGGGAAGAAAATAATTATAGCCAATCGGAAGATTGACGAACGGGATCTAACGCTAATCTTTACCCTACAAGGGAATTCCCCAACTGATTACATAGCTAAGTATAAAGCATTTCTGAATGAGATAACAAAGGGGGAATTTACTGTCAAGATCCCAGCGTTAGGCGAAGAAGTATATCATTTGTATTATATTAGGTCCGCTTCTTTTGGAATCAATACAATAAGGACGTTTTCAAAGATCTCAGTAAAGCTAAACGAGCCGAATCCGGGTAATAGAGAGTAAAATTGCCACAATAGGCAAATTGTGGTTTATAGGGTTGCCGGATTTTATGTTTTGAGATTTTTATCTCCGAACTTTGGTGCGTTATGGAATTAGTAGACATCAAAGACATATCCGGCAACATTCGCTTTTCGACTCCTATCAATGAGGGTTCGAAAAGACACTTCCTTTTGATGCAGGAAGATTATGTAACTCTAAAGTTTTCCCTTGCCAGTCCTATCTATTTCAAGTTAGGGGACTACATAGACAATGAGTTGGGAATATTTGAAGTAGTAGACCTGTATAAACCTACCTATAATACTACTACCGGAGGCTATGACTACGAACTCCGCCTTGACGCTTATTACTGGAAATGGAAGAATAAGAAATTCTTCTATACTCCACAGAGTGGCGGTAAAGAGGCTAGTTGGAATTTGACTGATACCTTAAATGTCCACATGGATGTATTTCTAAAGAATCTGGAGGTCTTAGGATATAAGTATAAAGATAAAGCATTTACTTATGAGATTGATGCTTCTGTTGATGAATCATCCAAACTGATTTCATATAATAACATGAATATGTTAGACGCCCTATCTCAGATGGCGGAGACTTTTGAATGCGAATGGTGGGTAGAGAAAGGAGTGATCCATTTTGGTCGTTGTGAACATGGTGATCCTGTTGACTTTGAGATTGGAGTTAATGTCGGTTCTATGAATCGAAGCGATAGCCAGACTTCCTACGCTACTAGAGTATATGCTTTTGGTTCTACACGAAACATTCCTTCTACTTACCGGAAGAATTTGATATTTGATGTTAAAAATGTTACAGGAAGAGATATTTCCGATACTTCAAGGCCTCTAAATATAAACTTTTTCCCTTCTTCTTCCCATACAGGGATATCTCCTATCAACATGAATGTTTTCAAAGAGGGAGAAATGGAAGGGGAGCAGAGTGCCTATAAAGTTACGACAGATGTTTTTGCTTCTTCTATGCTGGCAAGCAAATATCGTATATCATTCAATTCAATGACGCTATACTTTAGCACTCGATTTACATCAAATATTGAAAACTTTAAGGCAAAATTATCATTGGTTTACCATGTCGGGGGCGTAGAGAAAGTACTGGATATTCAAGAGAAAGCTTTCAATGATTCAGTCTCAAGTCTTACTATTGGATTTAGCGACACCGATTTCTCTCTTTCTGAAAATGCCGATAATTGCAAGCTCTTGTTTACATTCAGCTTTACTCTGAATCATCCAGGAAAAACGGTGATATACACTATCGGAAGGGCCGGAGAAAAGAATGTCAAAATAGAGTGCCTATCTGCATCGGCAGACATCTCTGTAACCTTTCTCTCTGGTACCAATTCGGGAAAAACTTTTTCGGCTACTTATAATCCTGATCTGTTAACGGGTGATGACTCCAATGTTATACGTTTGCCGGAAGGGGTCACAGCTTCCATTGGTAATCGGTATACTATCAACAATATAATAAAAAGTCAGGTCCCTATAAGTTATTTTTCTGATGATAAGGATCTGTTGACCGTTGAAGGGATTGTAACCAAACGCTTGATGATGCCGGAGGGAGTTCCATACATTGACGCATACCCCGACATGTATACAGAGGAAGCAATTGAACAGATTGTTGTTTTTGACGATATTTATCCAAGTCGTGTAGGTGGAGTAGGGGATGTATATACGCATTCATATACTGATATAACAGAGAAACCAGATGGTAGTAAGGATGAAGAAAAATGGACCGCGTGGCGATTTAAAGATGCGGACCTAGGGTTTCATTTCTCAAAAAGTTATCAATTACCCGGAGAGGAATTGCGTGTTATATTTCAATCCGGTCCTTTAGCCGGTATGGATTTTGAAGTCATATTTAACCCCTATGACCCCTCATCTGACATATATCAGTCTGAACTTCTTGAAGACGGGACGTGGAATCCCAAAGCGCAGGTATATGAAGTAAAGCGCAACGATGATTATGGGCGTATGCTTCCGGATGAAATATTGCATCCTACCAGTGGCGATACATATATCCTTTACGGATATGATCCTCAGTTTATATCCGATAAACTTATTCCTGACGCAGAGAAAGAAGTTGAAAAAAGAGCAAGGGAGTATATCAATGAATTAAAGCAGGACCCTTCTACTTACGACACTACGATGATGCCGGACTATGTCTATGGTATTGACCCTGATACTGGCATGTATGACCCCGCATTTTCGAAGCGGTTTTCCGTCGGACAAAAAGTGAATCTGATCAATAAGGCATATTTTGAGGACGGAAGAATATCACGGATAATTGGTTATGAATACCCCTTGGATATTCCGTATGATTCCTTGATATATACTGTCGGTGAGACTGCTCCTTACTCTAAGTTGGGGGATCTGGAAAGTAAAATTGATTCTATTACTTATCGTAAAGAAAAGATTAAGCAACAAGTAATCAGTAGTGGAGGGATATCTACCGATACAGGTGAAATAACTGCCAAGTTCACAAAAAATGTAGAAGTTACCGTCGATAAGGCCGGATATTTTAAGGCCGGTGATGTCATTCTAGAAGGAACTACGGTGGTAGATGCATTTATTCGAATGTTATCTCAAAAATCAGTAGGAGAGTTGAAAAGCAAAATATCAACTCCCAATGATGTTGAGTTCGGTACAGACAAAGGTTACATCACGTATACTGCATCAAGGAACGGTCAGGGACCTATGGAGTCTGCGTATTACGACGGTAACCCTAATAATAAACTGAACTTCTCAGAAGAAGTTGGAGGTATCCAAACTGCTGTCAGACAGTTGGAGGGTATATATACTCGTAGTGAAACCTATGAAGCAATGATTGTATATGCTGCTAGTGAGGATGGGTCACTGCCAAGACAAGAACTTAGAGATACAATCAGTGTAAATGTCCGCCGTAAATGGTTTGCCGGCATATGTTCTTCTGTTCCCACCACTTCTGCTGAAGTACGTGCATTAGGAACAAGTGGACTTTATAGCGGTCCAGGCACATATAAGTTCTCTGTAGATAAATGGAAAACGATTGCTGTGTGTATTCCAGCAGATGTGATCAAGGAATTGACATTGACAGCTTACCCTGGTAACTTCATAGAAGATACGGGTATTACTACCGGTCCGGTGGATATTTCCGTAGAAGGAGCCAATGGAAGTGCCGCTATTAGTTATAAGATGTGGGTTATTCAGACACCCGGATTGAATGACCCTGATACTTTCACTCTTAAAACTGCATAAGATTATGGTGAAGATAAACGGAAGTAGTTTTGCATTACAATATAAAAGAACAACGGGAAGACCTATTGATTCCACTGAAACCTTCAAGACATTGGAGGATGCGACATCGTATGCCCGCAATACGGATGCGGAAGAGTATTTCCCGTATGCCGGTCAGATTATTTCTGTTGAAATAGGAGAAGGCGTGTATAAACTGGTGAAGGATGATTCTATATCTGAAGAAGACGGTAGAAAGCATTATCGATTATCTCCAATTATTACGGAAGAAGAATCCGGGAACAAATATCTTAGCAAGATAGAGGATGATGAAGCTAGAGGGTTGATAACTTTCCTTGCCGGTATTAATGTTAAGATCAAGGCTGTTATTCAGAAATTGATAGCCGAAGACGCAACTTTCTCAAAGGAAATATCATCAAAAGACTACGTGCAGAACCTCCTAGGCTGGCTGATTACTCCCGAAGGCCATATTGACGCAAAGTCTTTGCGGCTGCGTGATTTCTTGGAAGTACCGGAGTTGCGGTATAACCGTGTGTCTATTGTCTCCGGTGAAGAATGGAATGCTCCCGGCGGTGGTATCATTGAATCAGTAGATGTAGCGAACAAGACCGTTCATTTAAAGCTGGAACCCGGGGAGGTATCACAAGTAGAGATTGATGATATCTGTAAGGGAGTATTCAATAACGATACCGGTTTCCAGACTGCGTATTTTCGGATTACAGAAAAGATAGACAACGCTTCTTTTAAATACGTCCTCCGTAGTGGATATACTTTTAATCCTTGTAAGGCGATGCACTTCGTTGCATACGGTAACTTCACGAATGAAGAACGCCAAAAGTCATGTTACTCTACACAGAATTACATCCGCTTCCTTAAGGGTGTTAATAACTGGGAAATAACGAAGGACATGATAGCCATGCAGTTAGGCGACTTATCTAACCTGAAGCTGTTTGGCATTGATATGTCCGGTCATAGCGCATATCTCAATAGAGTCTATATGACCGGAACTATCAGGCAGATATCCAGTGACGGTGTGACTGAGGCTCCCATTCCGGTATTCAAGGGTAAATGGAAATCCGACACATACTGGTACTACGATGAAGTGACTCATAACGGCAGTACATGGATTTGCATTGAGTCCACGACTACGCAGGAACCGTCAGATTCTTCTACGGACTGGTTGAAATCTATATCTAAAGGGGATACAGGCTCACAAGGAGCGCCCGGAAAGGACGGAATACCCGGGAAAGATGGTGCTGACGGAAAAACTTCATATTTTCATATCAAGTATTCTCCCGTCCAGAATCCTACGGCTTCTCAAATGACTGATACTCCCAATAAATATATTGGTACTTATGTTGACTTTGTTCAAGCAAGTAGCAGCGATCCTTCTAAGTATACATGGGCTAAATTTGAAGGAGGTGATGGCATACCTGGTACAAATGGAGAAAATGGGAAGACCAGCTACCTTCACATCAAATACTCTGATGACGGGAAAACCTTCACCGCTAATAATGGTGAGACTCCCGGTGTATACATGGGTGTATATGTAGATTTTGTACAGGCAGATAGCAATGTGTTTGCCGATTATACTTGGTCTAAAATCAAAGGCGAAGCAGGAAAGGACGGTAAAGGTGTACAGAGCGTTGATGTTCTTTATTATCTTTCCAGTTATTCAACCTCCCTTTCCGGTGGTTCATGGTCTACGAACTCACCAACTTGGGTAGATGGGAAATACATTTGGAGTAAAACCAAAGTGGTCTATACAGACGGTTCGTCTATTGAAACCAATCCGGCTTGTATCACTGGAGGTAAAGGCAGTACTGGAGATAATGGTAGGGGAGTATCAAGCATTGTCGAAGAATATTATCTATCTACTTCTTCTAATTCCTTGGTTGGTGGCTCTTGGAGTACAACACCTCCGACATGGGAAAATGGGAAATATATTTGGACTAGGTCAGTAATAACATATACAGATAGCGCATCAACGACAACCGATCCGATATGTGTGACGGGTGGTAAGGGGGCTACGGGAATTGGCGTTAAGAGTGTTTCCGAGCAATACTACCTATCTACATCATATAGTACCACTACGGGTGGTTCATGGTCTACTACTGTTCCGGCATGGAAGGACGGTAAATATATCTGGACACGTTCCATTATAACTTATACAGACAATTCTTATACGGAAACTAAACCCGTATGCGTGACAGGCGGAAAGGGACCTAGCGGGAACGACGGTAAAGGAGTGAAATCATTTGGTATCTTATACTACCTTTCGACTTCTTCCAGTTCCTTGGTTGGTGGTTCTTGGAGTACAACACCTCCGACATGGCAAAACGGAAAATACTTATGGTCTAAGACCAAGGTCACTTATACGGACAATTCTACATGGGAAAGCGATCCGGTTTGTATTACTGGAAGCCAAGGACAAACAGGCCTACCCGGTGCAATGCTCCGCCCGCGTGGAGTATGGGCACCAAATACTGAGTATTATCATAATGATGCATTTATAGATACTGTAATCTATAACGGCCAGAACAAACTCTGTAAGATTACTCATACATCTACTTCTTCTTTCGATTCAACGAAGTGGAAAGAATTCAGTGAATTTGTGAACGTAGCTACCAACGTCCTTTTGGCTCAGAACGCAACTATTGATGTGCTCGGTACTTCGGGGATATTTGTGGGTAATCTGGAGAAGACAAAGGGTTGGTTAATGACTGAAGGCTCTATCAAGCATAATCAGACAGGTGTTGAGTTAACTGCTGACGGAAAAATATCTCTTCCTGAAAGTGGGGGAATGACCGTAGGCGGAAAGACTTTCATAGAAGCCGGGAAGATAAAGACGGAGTTTATTAACGTTGATACTCTTGAAGTGACAAAATTAAAAGGGGCAACGGGCACTTTCAAAGAATTACAAGCTATTGATAATGCAGGCAAGATACAAGGCAAGATTTCTTTTAATACAGAAGGCTCTGGAGATAATGTTTCCTCTTCGTTTAATATTGATTTTTCAAAGACTTGGATTTCTGGGGATTTATATCAACAAGGGTATAATTCTGTGGAAGGTCGCTCATGGAGATTTTACACATCTGATTTGTGGTGCAGAGGGGAATTCGGGCATAGGGCAATGACTACAATTAAAGTTTTTGCTAATAATGATTGGAATTTTTATGTTCACATCTATGGTTATGGCTCAGATAATAATGTAGATAGATATCCTCAATCGGGACAACCTATAGATTGCATTGTTATGGAAGGAAATGGAAATTATGTTTTGCGTATTTGCGATTCTGCAACGTTCAAAAAAATAACGGTCGTTAATAGTTCTGATTATCCTAAAAGAGTGGTATATAATCAGCCTAATTCTCTAACTTATACTATTGAACCTTGGAAGTCCGCAATATTTGTGACAGCTGATATTGCTAAGACTTCCCCACCATATTACGTTAATAACCTGTTTATTGATAGATAATTGTAACAATGAAAATAGATTTTAGAAAAATTGAACTAGTGGATCTCGAAGGGAATAAGAGTACCATCGATGTATCTAAATCATTTGGAAATGCGATTTTTCAGGCTACAGGTGATCTTGGAGAATTTAATCTTGCACAAGATATACACCGAGAAGGAGAAGTTGATATATCGCCTGAACAAGCGGAATCTCTAAAAAAGTATACACAGCTATTTACTCGTGTAATTGATCGAATGGCTGTCAACGAAGCTCTTTCAAAAGTAAATCAATAATTTAAAAAACAGATAAACCTATGATTCTACTAGTATTAATGTCATTCATCCTCATCGCCGGGTATGTCTTCGCGATGATAAAGAAGGGTAAAGAAATCCCTTATTCAATCAGTGATACCTATTATGCCCTGACGCATAAGTTCTGGTTTACTCTTTGTATGGTCGGTTCCGGTGCATTGCTTCTTCCGGCTGCATTGGAAGCCAGTTCCGAGAACAGCCAGTTTCTTGTATTCCTTTCTGTTGTCGGAATGGGAGTGCTAGGTGTGTCTCCCAACTTTAAAACCGAGCAAAAAGTCCCTCATAGTATCGGTGCTGCCATGTCTTTAATATTCTCCCAAATATGGGTAGGTTGTAATGCCTGGTATTGGCTCTTCTTATGGGTGGGATTTATTGCATATTTGGCTATCTCCATGAGTGAGAACTGGACGGGTAACTTCATTGCGACTCTTGTCAAAAGGAAACCTATGTTCTGGGTAGAGGTAATTTCGTTGTTAACCGTTTATCTGACTTGTCTAATATGAAAGAAGCGATAATCCATACCACTACTGGTAGTTTCGCCGCAATAGCCGGAGCGTTTGTTGCCGAATCATTGCAAAATATGATTCCATGGCTGATTGTTACGTGTGCGGTAATTCTCTGTGATCTCCTGTTCGGAGTAAGGAAAAGCATGCTAATGGGTGATAAAGTAAGATTCTCTCGCGCAATTCGTGCGACCATGGGGAAAATGGTTACTTACTTCGCATTCGTCTGTATGGTCTGTATGATTACCGTAGCGAGTCATAGCGAATATCCTATAGATGTGTATTCCTGCTTATTGGTGTGCTTCATAGAGGGATGCTCAATCGTTGGGAATATACTGAAGCCAAAGGGGATTAACATCAATATTATCGGGGCTTTAGGTGTGTTTGGTAAGAAGGTGTTTAAGGTTGATAAGGAGGATGTGAAGGAAATTATAGAAAAGGAGGAAGTGGATGAATGCGATAAATAGAATTGAGACATTAATCAGTAAACCTCTATCCATGATAGGATTAGACGGCATGGCTCACATTATAGTGTGCCAGAACTTGGTAATGTGGCTATCAAAGTTTACGTCTTTATGGTTGGCAATCATTATAACCATAGCAATCTTCATCTTGAAGGAGATATACGACAAGTATTGTAAGAAAACAGAGTTCTCAATTAAAGACATCATCTGTGATTGCGTGGGTTTGGCGTTGGGAGTATTAACATTAATTTTATAGGAGGAAACACATATGGCAGATGTGAAGAAATTGGCACCGTTTATTCTAAAGTGGGAAGGCGGTTTTGTTAATGATCCGGATGACTTAGGAGGAGCAACAAATATGGGAGTAACAATCGCTACCTATGAGGCGTATTGTAAAAAGAAAGGCTATCCTAAACCGACTATAGAGAGACTAAAGAATCTTTCCAAGGAGGAATGGACAGAGATATTGAAAACTATGTACTGGGATAGATGGAAGGCAGACGAGATCAAGTCTCAGTCGGTCGCTGATAATTTAGTTGATTGGATATGGGCCTCCGGTATTCATGGTATCAAGATTCCGCAGGAATTGGTTGGTGTAATGCCGGACGGAATTGTCGGACCAAAAACTATAGCGGCAGTTAATTCTAAAAATCCACGCGAGTTATTTGATCGTATCAAGATTGCCCGCTTCGATTTTATAGAAGATATCTGCCGGAAGCGTCCCGCAAACAACAAGTTCAAACGCGGATGGCTGAACAGAATTAACGATATCAAATTTGAATCATAATAATAGGAGGAACAATCATGGCATTAACAGATATAACCTTTGCTAAAGGCGAACGTAATTATATAAGTGATACTGTACAAGTAAATTCGGCAGAAATAGGATTGCAGATCACATTTGAAAAAGGAGGTAAGCTTTGGGTGTATATAAGCTATGACGGAGAAAATTTCTCTGTTGTAGAGAGCAGAAATTACGATAAGAAGTTCGCCCGTCCGATTGTCGGAATAATCCCCGGACAATACATCAAGATTGAATGTGAAACGCAGCCGGTCAAGGCTCAATATTTTGAATCAGAAGAGTAATGGGAGCGGTAGGATTAAATCCGATTAGGCTTGATGCGATAGGGCTTGATCCTATCCGCTTCAATGCGATTAGGTTGGGAGTTCCGGGAGCTTCTTCCGCTACCGACCGTCCCTACATCTCTCCCGATGTATTGTCTGCCTTGGCAGGTGTATGGATAGCTGACGGCAAGAGCAACACTGATCCCGACCGCAATATCATCAAGAACAAGCTTCCTGGCAGGGGAGGGGATTTTGAGATACTTAATGCTGCGTATGAGGGTATGTTAGGTTGTAATGGTTATCCAGTAGTGTTCGGTGATAATAAGACTTGGGAACATCTTTCAGGTACAGCAAATTATACTTCTGATACTACTAGTACTACGATTCATATAACTCATGTCAGACTTGCAAATAGAGGTCTGTTATATAGTTATGTGAAAGAAAATGGAGTGCTAACTAATATAAAAGAAATACCCGCTTTTAGAGTTACTGTTAAAGGTCTTGAAGGAAATAGTAAATTTGTTTACAAATATTTAGCTACGAAAGATGCAACAAGGGAAACATCAATATTTTTAAGTAATGGTACTCATAAATTAGCTAAATCGTTTGTTCCAACAGACGCATTATTAGATTCAACTACTAATGTTTGGATAGGAATGTTTATTAGTCCTATATCAGAGGAAGTTACAGAATTCGATTGTGATATAACTATTGAAGTTCTTCCAGAATATGAAGGCGCCTTTGTTACTGACGGAGTAGACGACATGATTGTAAGTCAGAATCCTGTATCCGAGATGCTGGGCGGAAGCAAGGAGTTAACGGTTGTGTCCATGATTCACCAGATATCACCAGTCCCTGATAGCTATGGATTTACTAATTATATAAGAGAAGGTTCTATATGGAGTAGAACCAATGTTAAGACTTCCGGTAAAACAGGTATCTATGGATATAAGATATCTAAAGGTAATACAGAGGTGGGAGCAAGTAATCTAATCGACAATATACTTGGTGATAAGGCTGATTACGAAGCAATGGGTTATAATACAACTAATTATAGTGATATTAATTATAGTGTCACTGGTTATATCAAGGACGGTAGCCCTACGGAGGTTTCCTCTGTTGCCTGGTACTGGACTTTCATCGCCAAACGAGCATTGACCACTGACGAAATTAATCAAGTAATAGCCTACTACAACTTGGACAAGTATGTTAAACCTGATATTTACTACAATGTGAAGAAGCAAGGTCTTACTAATGATAATCATGCACAGTTTGGTGATAAGCTGATTGATTATAGTGGTAATAGCCGAGACTTGCAGTTGTTCAATATTGGTTGGAATCTGGGAAGTGGTATTGGTAAGTATGCGGAAGATTTTAGTACCATGAAAGATTACGGTACTAAGGGCATCGTTCGTACCTCTAGTAAGATATATCTTGATAAATCTTTTGATTATGATAAAGGGTTTTGGTTATGCTATACTAATTCTCCTTCCCCCGCGTATAAAGTTAGAGTATCCGGAATACCTGAAACTGGTATGCTTACATATACAGGTGACGTTTGGGTTAATCTAGTAAACGGAATAAATGAGTTACCTGCAAGAACTAATACAGAAGAAAATCACGGGTTTGTTGCTCAAACTCCCAATGTTGACTGGTCTAAATTAGTTATTGAGCAAATCCCCGACTTCGCAGGGGCTCTTTGCCTTGACGGAGTGAATGACTTCGGTCAGTTTGTAGGTGATTTGGGATTGAAGGATTACACTGTGGCTGCTGATAGAGCGTATCAGGATGAAAATGTAAATTGTGTCCCATTTATATCTTCTGTTGGAAGAACGGGAGGTGCTCCTTTCTTGTTGGAGTATGTACATCCTACTTTAAATGTTGTATATCCATACAGCTATGACGGTACAACTGGTACTGTATTATTAAATTCGTCAAGACAAATCTCATATCAGTCTACTTATGTATATAACAGGAACAGTATAGCTAGAGGTAACTCTGTTAAGACGGGTGACGGACTAACAATAGGCTCAAATGAGGGAGTCTCACAATATTCTAAATTATGCTTGTGGTCTTTCCTTCTATTCCCATACACCCTTTCTGAGTTTCTGTTGGAGCGCCAGATGAAGAAGCGTAAACTAGGCACTCTGTATCCGGGAATGGTGGAGTTTAGACCGATAGTGAAGAGCAACATCCCTTATTCGTCGATATCCTACTCGGTTAATCCGGGGGAATACGTTATTGAGGGTAGTACGGTCACTATCACCATAACATTGTCAAATTCCTCTGATAAGCTGGTCGATATATCATCTAACGCCATTAGCGACATATCCATATCTGGAGACAACGGTGTCTATGAAGTAACCGGAAAGATCACCAAGTCTCCACAGAAGATCAACATAGTTATCTCCAGCTACTTGACAATGTTAGACAACGAGACTTTAATAACCAATGAAACATTAATTAAAAACGAATAAGTTATGGAAAAGATCTTTGATATAGCAAAAGACTCCGAACAAAAGTGGGGAGTCATTGCGCAAGGGATAGATGGAAACTTCGAGGAAATAGAACAGCGAGTCGGTGAGTTAAATGGAGCGTTGAACGGCAAAGAGAAAACAAAACTCACATTTAATTTTACGGCTCAATATCAATTTTTGGAGATTGAAGGTACACTAAAAGCGGGTACTGAAATTCAAATATCAATACCACAAAAAACAGGTGGTTGTGCTCTTTATGATGCGACAAAAACCAAACAAATTGGTGTAAATTTTATAGATGGTGCAACATATACATTGGAAGAAGATGCCTATTATATTCGAAGAATCGGTGATTTTACAACTTGTATCGTAACATATGGAGAAGAAACGCAAGGCATATTGCAAAAGGTAAAGACAAACGAAACAAATATATCAACTTTGAAAGAAAAAGTTGGTACTTTGTCCGATGATGTGGAAAATATTACCGCAAACGATGTTCCGTGCTTAAAAGAATACGCTGAAATTGATTATGTTGGAAAATACAATATTGAAAATTGTATAATTCGTGCAGATGGTAGCGCGGTAAATGATGCCGATAGAATTGCAACCGATTTTATCAATATCAAAAATGCAAAATGGGTAAAAACCAAATGTGTAGATGGTAGCGGTGTTTATTGTGCATTTTATAGTGATGATAAACAAACTTGCATCAAGTCATATTCTTATGATAGCGGTGCAAATGGCCGCACACAATTGCCGATACCACAAAATGCAGTTTATTTTCGCGGGTGCACAAATAAAGCCGAGCAAGAAAAGGTACTTGTTGTATATGATAGACTTGTTTCAAATGTGCAAGATGAATTGGATAAACTTGTCAAAAAAACATCTACAAATGTTAGTCCATTTGTTCCGCGAAATGGTCATGTTTTTGGTGGGTACAAGGAATTTGGAATGGCAAGCCCTAAGACTATTCTTAACGAGCCCACGATGAATGCAAGCGCAAGGCAATTGTTGTTTAGTCATGATATTGAACTGGGAAGGTACAAATACGAAATGGTATTCAAATGCAATGACGCAAATTCGATAGTTGGAATTGGTGTGTATTTGTCAATGTTTGGTTCTACAACAGAGGTTCGTGCAAGCGGCAATACATTCACTTTGACCTACGGACAAGATGAATCGGGTGATACCACCTCAGCAATCCCGGCAACTGATGTATGGTCGGGAAATATGCCTTTTACTCTATCAGTTGGTAAGTATTACAAACTTTCAATCGAACGCATTGAAATGGGGGATGTTGCTGATTTTAGCGAAATCGAAAAATACTATCCATACAATGCGTGCGTTTATGGCGGGCATAAGTACTTTTTCAAAAACGAGCATCAAGGAGCATGGAGTGACAGTGATGTTTATCAGTTGTTTGATGATTTCTCGGAAGATGGTGGTATATTCAGTATAACCGATATTGAAAACGGTGCGACATTTGGGCGAAAATTATTACGTTCTCCATACCGGAATGATATTGGTGATTTGCGGACAATAGCACCAAGAAATATCACGATTTTAACGGGTGCACCTTATGTCTCATTGAAAAAGGGTAATATTGAAGTGATAAATATTTCGGTCTCATCTTCCTACAATCCAAAGGCGAAAATACTTATTACGGGGCATAGTTATGTTGGTGGAGATACGGTTGTAGGCGTATCGTTTAATGAAAAGGCGGGCCAGCAATGCAAATACGCATCTTTGATAGCGAATGCCATAGGTAAAAATGATGTTGTTGTAGTTGGTCAAGGTGGTGAAGGATTGCGCGACCGATATATACAACTTGCGAAAAAACATATAGAATGGTTTTGCCCCGATTATGTGGTTTTCGTTTTAGGTTTTAACGATATGCAAGAGAGAACGGCTGATGATTACATTGAAAGATTGACCGAACTTTGCGAATTTTGTGAGACCCACAAAATAAAACCGGTTGTTGAATGCGGTGCGATGTCTTATAAATATGACACCGATGCAAAAAGAGAATGGATTTCAAAAGTAAATTCATGGATTCGTGGTGGTAGCATAAGGTTTGTTGATTGGGCGGGTAATCTTACGCAAAATGATAAAATAACTGCTGATATTTGCAATAGTGGCAGCATCTATGAATCATTGCCATTCAATAGCGATGGCGTGCATCCATCGCTTGCAGGACATCAAAAAATCTTTGAATGTTATCAGCGAGAAATGGCAGAATTATTTAATGAATAACTCACGCAATTCCCTTGTGCATTAGATATATTATTCACATTTATAAAAAGCAATTATGAAATACACTGTATTCCCAACAATTGACTTGCAAGATGTCCCTCAGGATGAGATAGACAAGCGTAACCTTGTTCCTCGCAAGAGCGTAAATGAGAGTGAAACCTTGATGAAATGCCAGCACTATGCTGCGTTATTTCCTCATAAGATGATTAGGACTATTGCTGATGACGGAACGGAAGAACTGTCTTTTCCTTATCCTACCTATGAAGGCGAGGATTTAAATGTTTTGTTGTCTAGTCCGGAATGGTCTTCAAGTGATAGTATTCTATGAAGTTCCTCCCTTGGATATTAGTCTGTCTGCTTATATGTGTTCTCGTGTGGATGCGTTGTAATCCGCACGAGCCGTCACCGGTTTATATAAAAGGAGATACCGTACATATCCGGGACACAGTAAGAGACACAATCCCTAAGCCGGTAAAAGAGACTCTGAAACGTACCGATACGGTATATCTACCTATTCTGATAGATACAACGACTGACAGAACCGTAGAAGGCGATTCTATTCCGGTACTGATACCGATAACAAGCAAGGAGTATAAGACCGATGATTACCGGGCGGTAGTCAGTGGATATAATCCTACCCTTGACTTCATGGAGGTGTACAGAGACAATAAGATCATCACTCTTTCACCTTTACAGAAGAAGAAACGCTGGGGATTGGGCTTGCAGGCAGGATATAGTTATCCGGGTGGTTTGTACTTCGGTGCCGGAGTTAGTTATAACTTGTTTATGTGGTAAATTACCGGAACTACTATCTTCACAGACCGTTTCCGGTATGAAAAGTTTAAGTTTTACTTACATAACAATTTCCAATGGAAAAAGGTTCATAAAGAAAGGAGGCCAAAATGATACATTAATTAATACTAAGCACTAAGTTTATCCGGTAAGTAGAAGGCCGGTTATCATAACAAATGTAGCTCTTTGGGGGGGCAGAGTAAAAAGAACCCCCGACACATTAAAGTTGACGCCAATCAATACTTTAATACACCAAAGCATACATCGGTTGTGTCAGGGGGTATAATATCCTTAACATTCCGAAGTATGCTTTTGTTCTTTTGGTGTATGTACTGATTGGCAAAGGCAAAAGTACAACAAAAAAATTAATTACCATGTGTAAGTCAGAGATTTTTGCCGAAATATTGAACCTTGTAGGAAAAGAAACTGAAGTTTCCACAGAATTAATCCTTTCATCAAGTAAAGTGACTGAGGTTGTCGATGCCCGCTCCATTGTAGTGTTCTTCCTTACTGAATTCGGTCTGTACCCTGAACAGATCGCCACTTTGCTTCGCAAAACATCAGCCAGTGTACGTTACCTGATATCTACTTTTGAGAGTCGAAAAACAACAAACAAAATGATTGCAATATATCTGCAAAATATTCGCAAATCGCTTGAAAATGAGCTCTAATTTACGCAGTTTCTATTATATACTTTTGTGATGCGGTTGATATTGACCGTAATAAAAAAGTATAAATCTCTATGGAAAGAACGTATGTTTTTAACCAAGACGGTGGAGCGGCTTCAGGCAACGGTCTGCTTGCTTCTATTCTTCCGTCTTTGCAAAACAGAGGAATTGATACCGGATACTTGATGGGGCTGCTTGGAGGCGGCAATGGTAACGGTGGTTTCTTTGGTAACAATGGTGGTTTTCAAGACATCATTGCGCTTATTGTGATTGCGGCTATTTTTGGAAATGGCAATTTCGGCTTTGGCGGAAATAACAATCAAGGAGCGAACGAAGGAAGAGAGATGATCATGCAGACACTTAACCGAAACGGTGTCGATATTGCATCACTGGCACAAGCCGTGAACACTTCTTCCGATCAAATCCTTGCCGGTATTAACTCTGTATCCCAGGCAATCTGTGGTCTTGGCAACCAAATGGGACAGAATACCAACAGTATCCTTACCGCAATTATGCAGGGTAACAACGCTCTGACATCTCAAATCTGTAGCTGTTGCTGCGATATGAAACAGCTTGTAACCACACAAGGATATGAGAGTCAGCTTGCAATGTGCAACCAGACCAATACATTGGTTAATACTGCAAACCAAAACGCATTGTCATTACGTGACGGTGCTACTGCCAACACGAATGCTATCCTTGCCAAACTTGATGCAATTCAGAATCAGGCATTACAGGATAAGATTGCATCTCTTACTGCGGAAAAGGCAACTCTTACGGCTGAAATCTCCCAACGTAATCAGAATGCTACAATCCTGAATGCGGTAGGTCAACAGATTGCTCCCCTTGCAGCAGGATTGCAAGCATTGCAAAGCGATGTTGATGGAATCAAATGCAAGTTACCTAACACAGTTCCAGTTCAATACCCTAACATTGTTGGTGTAAACATGGATACTTACCGTGCGGCTGCTTTCGGTGCTTATGTTGGTGACTCAGCATACGGACGTAGCGGATGCGGTTGTAATAACTACTGGGGTTGATTCTGGTAAGAAAGGAGGTAATTATGTGGCCTAACTTTTTTACAGGATTTCCGTTCTCGTTTCCGTCAATAGGAAGAGCGAATTTCAATACTCTTCCTACGGTGGCTGTAACTGTCGGTACTGAAAATGTGACTTTGGAGCTTCCTAACCATGCGTTCCGCAACAGGGACTATGTCGGAGGGTTCTATGTCAATCTTCGTCAGGCGATCCCTGCCGGTACGACTGCAACACTCCCGATACTGATAGGGACTAACGGGGACACAAGACCGTTGATGGCTTATAACAATGAGCCTGTAACTGTTGCAAACTTGGCTGGAACCGGCATCTATGAGATTCATTACAACAAGTACACCAACGAATTGTATCTTGTTAATGGCGGATACAGACCGACAACGGTTCCGGCTCCTACAGTAGAAACCGCTTCTTTACGGAGCAAGTAATAATTAACATGGAGTTTTGTGGTATTTTCCAAAATGGAAATAGCCACACTCCTTTAAAATTAAACAATCATGTTTCAGAACTTACGAGTAAACAGTACGTTATATCTTCTTCACAGAGGTGCAAATCCAAGTTTGGAATGTGGGCAGGTCGTTAATGTAAGCCCTATAAAAACTATATATAAGACTGTTCCCAACATGCCTTATCCACAGCCTGTCCAGGTTATTGATTTTGTCGTGAATATAAACGGACAGAATGTCAATTTGCAAGAGATACCGGCTAATGCCAATATTGCTGATGATGTTAAAACAGGAATGCTGATTACAGGGTCAAGAGACGAGATGAATACCGAGGTCCTTACTATGAAACAGAAGAGTGAGGATGTTCTAAAAAGCGTGGAATATCATCAGAACTTTCTTGGGGTATGTGACCAGATGCTTGCCATGCTTAACCCTGAATTTGCAGCCAAGCAACAGCAGGAGCAGGAAATATCCGCATTGAAAGGGCAAATGTCCAATATGGATAAGAACATGCAGGAGATGAGCAGAAATATGGCTGACCTCATTGTACAGAATCAGAAGTTAATGGAACAGCTCGGAGTAATTGAAACATCCAAAACAAAGAAATGATTATGGGAATGTGGACGATAAGAGAAGAACATGATGGATATGATCGTGACTTCGGAATGAGAGGAAGAAACGAGGTTGAAGAAGCCTATCGTGAAGGTTGCCGTCATGGTTATGAAAAGGCCATGAGTGAAATGCGTGGCGGTGGAATGGGATTCCGTGAGAATGGACGTTACGATAGTGACGGTATGAACGAACGTCGTATGCCAGGCTATTTCCCTGAATCCCCTATGTATGGAGATATGGGAGAACGTAGACGTAGGCGTTCAAACGGTGAGTTCTATTAATCGTATGAGGGGAGAAATCCCCTCTTATCCTAAAAAGCAATTAATTATGGGACAAAGACTAGATACGTATGACAAGATGCCTTCAGCAATGAAAAATTATCTGTCGTTATACGGTTGGCACTTCTCTAAGAAGATGTGTGAATGGGCTGTTTCTAAAATGGAAGTTGAGAACAAGGCTACCAAGCAGAAGGAAAAACTCGTTCCGATCAAAAAGGAGGAAGTAGAAGAGCTTCTGAAAAAGTACGGAATTAAACTGGAGAAAGATTCCGGGTATGATTGCGTATATGTAGCTAATATGGCGAAAGCTGATTATTATAAGAGTTCCATTATAGATGAATCCCATTTGGCATTATTCTTGAAGGATTACATAGATGATCCTGACGGGTATGACGGTCTTCCTTTTACCCGTTTCTATGCGGATTGTATCGGAAGTGGCACACCTATAATGTGGGATGATATGCTCTGATTATGATAGTTCAAGATTTCTACATACCGAAATATGATTGGATAGTTAAGGTGTACTATGCCGTAACGGCTTACTGGACCAGTGATATTCTATGCGCACTTCACCGTATCGGTTGTAGAGGAGAGGATTTCAAACAGGCATACAGAAACCTCTCTTCCGGGGTTCTCAATACTGGTCTTACTTATTCGAACTTTGAGGACCGTGAGACTGTGATGGTAATTGCTCTCACTTCTTCCCCGGGAGAGTTTCAAAACTCATGGGACCACGAAAAAGGGCACTTGTGCCGGCATATCTCACAGGTATTCAATATTGATCCTTACGGGGAGGAAGCCCAATATCTTTCCGGTGAGGTAGGTCAGAAGATGTTTCCAATAGCGAAGAACTTCTTGTGTGAACATTGCAGGAAGAACTTATGCCGAAGATATTAAGGGGCAATTTGTCAGAAATACAGGCGAAAATGAGAGAAAAAGACTACATAGATGATTTGATTTCACAAGCAGACGACCGATACCACTCGGATTTCTGCCGGCTTCTGCTAGTAATGCTATGGAACGCCTAGAAAAGTGGCTGTGTTGGCTGATTCCTCTTGCGATTATTGCAAGGGTTATATCTTTGTGCTTGTCCCTGGCTATGTAGTCGGGGATTTTTATATATATTATAAAGAATATAAGTATAAATAGAGTAAGAAAAAGAACTTTTTTTATCTTTTTTCTGTTATAAATTGGAATATTGGTATTATATTTGCAACCAAAATTCGGTTTTATATGAAATTTAAGTTTAAAATAACGGATGATACCACTATTGAGGATGCGGAAAAAGAACTAGAAAATCTTTATAGTGCACCTGTGGTGGATCTGCCTTTTAATCATGTGGTTAAGATTGCGGAATTTCTTGGAGCAAAATTACAAGATAGCCCACGTGGTTCTATGGAAAGATTTTATCACCCTTTAGCTCCAACACCTGGCAAATATTTTGGAGTACACGTTGTTCATAAAGGTGGCAATGAAGTCCTAATAAAGAGGACTAATTTTAAACAGTATCTTTATCCGGTGTTAATTGAAATAATAAGGATAAAGAAAAAGCAATAACTCACTAACCCAATACAATTATGTCACGAAAAGATTTACAGTACTACAAATCATTGGAGTACAATGTTATTATTAAAAAAGAAGAACTTGATGGCGAAAAGTGGTATGTTGCATACTGCAATGAGCTTGGTTTAAATGCATGTCATGGGATAGGAGAAGATAAAGTATCTGCTTTAAATAGTTTTATTGAAGAAAAAGATGCTTTTATAGAAATGTTGTATGAAAAAGGAGAGCCTATCCCTGAAGTTGTAAATGAGGAACAAAATTCAAGTGGTACATTTTCAGTTAGAACATCCTCATGGGTTCATTCTTCGTTGATACAACAAGCTAAAATGAATGGTGTTTCCCTCAATTCTTATGTTAATCAATTATTAGCATACGGAATTGGGCAACATGATGTTTCATTGAAATGTGAAAGAAAAATAGATGAGATTGATGAAAAGATTACTGCCCAAAATGATATGATTTTAAGGAACCTTAATTCAATTAATTACAAAACAAATACCTTGTTTTGTAATGCTACTCAATCTCGTTTTTATGAACATACCGAATTTAAATCAGTTATATAAATATGAAAAATAAAATTACCCCAGAAGAATATTCTTCAATATTAACTTCCATAAAATTAGATAATATATTTCTATCGGATGGGAATGTTAAGGTGTTTGAGTGTGTATCAGAAGGAGGTTCTATCAATTTAAATTTTAAAGATAAATACTCGTTTTCTGAATCTGAAAGTAATGCTTGTTTTATAGCTTCCTTTAAGTTTGATGGTATAATTGGCGAGCAAGAAAATGCGGAGAAACTATTTACTATATCTGGAGAGTTTAAAGTCAGATATAGTAAATTAAAAGAGGTCACAATAACAAAAGATTTCTTTGATGTTTTTAAAGAGATAAGTTTATCAGTATTTATCTGGCCTTATTTTAGAGAGTATATTCAAAATATGATTGTCCGCACAGGACTCCCTTCTTTTACTCTCCCCGCCAAAATATATGGCGTACATGATCCTCAATAAAAGGAATCTCTTGTACTTTGAGGATTATATGTTTGGTGAATAGCTCCTTCCATTTATAACTGCCTCTTTAAAATGGAATCCTCCCGGTGTATTAAATATGCCGGGATTTTTTATACTTAAATGTTAAAAAACTATTATACATGCAGTTTTCTACTGCAATATATTGCAGTATTTAAAAAATATTCTTATCTTTGCAATATCAAATAACAATAGAACCGGCGGCAACGGATAAGCGGCATAAGATTATGAAAACATTTGAAATCAACAACGAGACAATTACTATTGAAGAAGTAGGTTACGGGCAGTATGTATTAAGTGGTTTAAGTACCTCAGTACATTGTACCGATTCTGAAATTTGGGACTGGTGTGATGACGATGAAAATGAAGAAAAACATTTGGAAGCTAAAGAATCCGCATATAGACTGCTTGTAAATTCTTTGTAAAATGAAAGAATATACTTTACCGGAATGGGCGTTCTTGGACGCTCATTCTCATTTGGGGAATCCTCTAGAAACTAGAACTGTTATAAATCATACCCGCTCTGCTTCTGTCATTGAGATAATAGATCGGGATAAGGATGAATTTATTCCAGTGGAAGGCGTTGTTGTGTATCATTTCAAATACATAAGTTCTTCCGGTACTGAAAGACTATCAGCAATACTGCATTATTGTGCTACATTAGACGAAAATACTGATAAAAATCTTATAATTAATGAGGTATTGCGTCCGTGCGCTATGTGGTACTGTGATTATTGCGCATGGGAAGATAATAATATTTTAAAGAGTATATTTGATGGAGAATGAAAGAGAACGTATTGGAAAGCGTATAGCTGAGCTTCGTAAAAAGAAGGGTATTTCCCAAGCCAAGTTATCCGAACTGACTGGAATTGGTTCAGGACATATCGCACGCATAGAACTCGGGAAGTATAGTACAGGAGTAGATTTGCTAAGCAAGATAGCTAATGCGCTGGATTATAAGTTGGATTTTGTAAAAGATAAATAGTATGGCGGAGGAAAATAAATACAACCACGACTCGGTGAATGAGTTGTTGACATGGGCCAAGGATGTTCTTGACAACAAGAAATATCCTTCCGGAGAGTTCCAGTTGGATAAATGTGCGAAGATTCTCGACTGCGGTAAGTATCTGGATTCAATGATTTCGGTTATCTCTAGGAACTGGGAGAATCCTACTTTTCATCCTAGTATAGATCAGTTGAGATTGTTTAAGGAGAAGATAGAAAAGGCAGCCGAATAAGCTGCCTTTTTGTATTTTAGTCCCCGTTTTAGTTCTTTATCTTTGTAACTTGTTGATTTTTAATGTTGTTGGTAGTGGGTACGAGAAGCCTAATATAAAATACTGAAAGTAAATGTCGGCTATTATGGGATTATATATACCTTATATGAATATATTATAGACATTATAGGTTAGTATCGGTAATTAAAAAGTCCCTGATTTAGTCCCTGTTTTTTGTGCTGGGGACTATCTTTTATTGAATAAATCCATCGCATCTTTTTTAGCTTTGTCCGCAATGGCTATGTATGGTTTCATCGTCCGGTAATCTTCATGTCCAGTCCATTTCATTACAATTTCAGGTGCAATCCCTAACATAATAGCATTACTTATAAATGTTCTCCTTCCGCAATGTGTAGTCAAAAGCTCGTATTTTTTATAAGTTTCATCATATCGCTCTCCACCTTTATAATATGTAATGGATACAGGTTCATCTATGCAGCATAGCTCTCCTAGTTCTTTTAAATAATCATTCATTTTTTGATTGGATATTACAGGAAGAGCCAAATCCCTTTTATATGTTTCTTCTTTGTATTTATCTAATATTTTTTTTGAATAATCATTTAGTTCGATTCTTAGTGTCTCATAAGTTTTGATAGTCGTTACCTGTATATGATCTTCAAACACATTTGCCCTTTTAAGATTTGCAACGTCTGAATATCTCAATGATGTAAAACAACAGAAACAAAACACATCTCTTACTTTTTCTAGATGGGGGCAGGTTGAAGGGACTTTGAAGTTGTATAATTTTATTAGTTCTTCCCATGTAAGGTAAACGATTGCATTCTTGACCTCCTTCAATTTGGGCTGAAAAGTTGTAAAAGCCATTTCTTTATTATATCCTTTATTGGTAGCCCAACGAAGAAACCATTTTAAATTGTCTAGATTCTTTCTTATGCTGGAATTCTTTAATCCCTTTTTCTTTGAATTGACTTGTATAGTTTGCAGATAGTCAACAAATTTGGAAAGCCCCTTCTGGGTTAAATCCTCAAACTCTAACTTAGGAGCAAACTCTTTCAGTCTACGTTGTATTGTCCTATGCTCTTTGTATGTGGATTCACTCCATTGACTTTCGTGACCTTGTTCTATCATAAACTCTATATGATATTCAAAGATAGTCCGTTCTGGTTTTACTTTTTTACCAATTCTTTGGTTAAACTCATTCTTAAATTCTTCGGGACTTGGAGATATGTTTTGCTGTTCGAAATAAAAAAAGACTGTATCACATATATCCTGGTATTTTTGAATATCCCTATTAATAATAGAAGAATGCGTTTTCTTGGCTCCATGAGTTGTATTATTCTTGCATCGCTGTGCATCTGGTATCCATTTGTCTATGTCTATACGATGCCCGACGTTAAATGCAACTGTATTTCCGTTCCACTTTATCCTGTAGCGAATTTTTGCATCCAGTTTGTCTTTCTCTTTGTCTAAAAGAAATATGCAGTTTCTTTTTATATTCATAGCTTTTCTATAAAATGCTGTCAGTTAGTTTTAATGTATAGCATTCTTGTTGATTAATGTATCCTATTATTGCTTATTGCGTTTAAATTATGATAATTTGTTACTTTCTATATTGGTTTTATTCAACTTTTTTGTATTTTGCATGTTCTATTATTTTACAAATAAAACATAACCTAAACCTAATACTTACTGCCTATTGAGCATATCTTTTAAAACACATATTAAATCATCCTTAGACTTTATTGTAGCGTCTTTTTCAGATATGATTCTTTCCAAATCTTGGATACGCTGTTGTAGCCTATCGAGCTCACCCGAGTTTGATTTGTCGCTTGGGTCTAGTCGCTGTATTTCAACTTCACCGGTGGGCTTAATAATTTTTTGAGTTCCGGATTCGGGCATAGTTAGGTAATTCATTACTCCAGAATTTGCTTGAGCTACATTGCCTTTATTTTCTTTTATTATCATGCTGCCTTCTCCAGTGAGAAGATATGCCTTATTTATATAAGGATATTTAGAGCTTATCTTTTCCGCCATATTTTTACTAATCCCAACCTTTTTGGAAGGATTTAACACATCATATATTGCTTGTGGTCTATCAAATCCTAAAGATTCAGCAAATTGTTTAGGGTTTAATTTGAGATAAGATATTATCTCCTCCATTATTTTAATGACTTTTTCTTTCTCCATAAAGAATAATTCTGTATATTTGTGCCGTAACAAGTTGCAGATGTTACAGAGACAAGTGGTTAAACTTTCCTCACAAGAGGTTTAATATTGGTATCCGTAGTAGCTGCAACCTATTGCGGATATTTTTTCAATTAATAACTGCTAATCTAAAGAAAGATGTTTGACTTTAAAAAGGATTATTATAAATATCCTTTCTTATTATCATTATCAATACCTGCTATCTATCTAATAATAGGGTTAATAGTTTGGTGTTTGCCTTTGATTGCGATATCATTAGTAGTTATTGCTATATGGTTATTAATCATGTATTTTGTCGCTGATTAATTTGATACATTTGTCTATTGATGGAGATCTATATTTTATTTTTTCTAATTCGATAATTATACATTCTCCCCAATCTTTGTACACATGAAGGTAATCTTTTATCACTTCATATATTAACTCTGCTTTTTCTTCAGAGAAATGTAGATTTATAGCGGCTACTGATGTTTTAAGTGATGTAATAAATTTATTGTAATCTACAGAAGTATTTGTCATACCTCTATATCCTTCATAGAACATGCTTTCAGCAATGGCGTGATTGTTTTCATTAGAAATCTCTTCTATTTTCTTGTTTATCATTTTGATTTGAAGAAAATAACTTCCTCCTACAAATGCTAATAATACAGTAGTTAACAAAGAGAGAATGCCGATTAGTATTCCTTGGTAATCAAAGCCTAATTCTGGCTTGTTTGGGTTTGCTGCGCATATTGCAATAATACTTATCACAGTGGCAACAGCACTAAATCCTAAAGCTATATTCTGTTTCATAATATAATAATGTATAATTGGGGTTAATTGTTTAATAATGTTAAATACAGAATGTTTCTTCATATTCTGTATTGTGAATAAGAATAATTCTGTATATTTGCATCATCGAAACATCGCAAAGATACGCAACTTTGAAATGATTCGCAATAGTACATTTATATTAAAATTAAAAAGATACGATTATGAACGCATTTACATTCTTAACAGAAAACGGTAAATTCAATAACAGTGAGATAATGAAACACGCTCACATCTTGAAGGCGTATCGTCGTATCTCTTTGAGTGAAGCATTGAAGCAGGCTTGGTTCTTGGCAAAGAGACAACAGAGAGAATATAGAGAGATTGAAGAGGAAAAGAAGTCATATAAGCCGGAGTTTCCTAAAAAAGAAGGTAATGTATTGAAAGCGTTCTTTACCGGAAATCATGCTGATTATATAAATCGTGATAGTTCTTGGAGATAAAATATAACCCGTAAAAAGGTAGTCTGATAATCCGACATAAAGCACCTACGACAATCAGCGCTGTGAGTAAGGGAAACCAGTCGGGCGGGGAATAAAAGCCCGTATCAACGTAGAGAATATTTGCTACGGGCACAAAGGTAAACCGATGAATCCTAATTCGGGATGGGAGGATTAACCCTCAAAAATGAATCCGTGTTCAGGGCACGTTAAAGTAGCCTGCGCAGATAAGCATTATAGCCGATGCGGAGTATAGCGTAATAGCCAACCAGCGATGATATGAGCGGAAGGAAGCAACGTGAGTAAGTAATATATCGAAAAAATCAGCCTGAAAAACATCGTCTTTATCAGTAAGAAAACGGGAATAGGCGTCCGTACGCTGATTGTAATATAGCCCTACTGACAGTTTGAAACTGGCATCCGGTAGTGAGAATCGGGTAGGGCACTTTTCTGTAGTGTTTTATTTTGTGTTTGTGTGTTGTATAGTGTACGGTCTGTGAAGATAGTGCACTTTTTTTAATTAATCGGGCGGATGTGTATATCGTGGCTGAAACTGCGGTGAGGTGCACCAATATTCCGTGAGACCGGTTCGACTCCGGTTCCGTCCACAATAATAATCAAATAATTAATCTTATGGAAAAAGAAATTGTAGTTGACGAAAGCTATCAGACGAGAAAACTGTTTGATAAAATGAAAGTAGGGGATATCTATAAAGTTCCCTATGATAAATCCCGACATACAGGAATAAAATCAGAAGCTGCACGTAGAAATCGTGATGCTCGATTAACTAAAAAATTAAAGTCAAATATAGATTTGATGTTTCGGGTTTCAGAAACCGCAAATCCCGGATATACTTCTATTATTAGACTAAAGTAATATTTGATAACCATGCAAAGAGTATTGACTGAACTTACTCCTGAATGTGAACTGACCACCCAGATGTATATTTCAGGATTAGAAAAAGAAGAAATTGCTGAAATAAAATGTCGGGCATCTAGTACTATCAATAACCAGTTACAAAAAGCTTTTCAGGTTCTTAATGTTAAAAATGGAAGGCAGTTATGTCGTAGGTTCTATGAAAGGATTTCAGGAATTGAATTTACTTTTGATTTTTCCCCTGTTGTACGTGCATCTACGGCTTGGATATTTATTGGTATATTTTCTTTTTCTCTTTTTCATGAGCAAGGCGACATGAGAAGAAGTAGGAGAACAACGGTGGAAACTTCTGTAAGAGCAAGAAGAGTATAATAGCTATTTGCTGTCTAATATTAACTATAAAAATAGATTCTATGAAAACAATTCATAAAATACAAAATGTGATTGCGGTTATTGCTCTGGGGATGTCTATGCATTTAGCAACGCAATTGGAAATAACCATCAAAGAAACTATATCAGCCGCTATAATGGTAGTTCTCACTATAGTAATGTTACTAGAGAGAAGTTATAAAGAAGTTCAATCAAAAGATAGGAGGATATAGAAATGATTGGAGTTGAAAGAATATTAGATGATACCCCCCTCTTTAAACTAACAGTTGGAGAATTTAAAAATTTATTTGAAAGCTTAGTACCAAAACCTCAGATAGTTGAGGAGGAAGAGTATGTATATGGATATAAAGGACTTGCTTCTTTATTGAACTGTTCTATTTGTGCTGCTAAAAATCTCAAATTAAGCGGTAAGATAGATAAAGCTATTATTCAAGAAGGTCGTAAAATTATGATTCATAAGAAAAAGGTTTTAGAGATTTTAAAGAATCGCAAATAATCATTCATTTATTAATTAACCCAATGCCGACACCCCAGGATGTCGTAGGGTGCGAGTCCCTGTATTTGAGTTTTACATGTTCTATACTATCCTAGTGTCCGTTGGTTCGGTATCTAGGAACAATCTTTTTTGTATATTAAATTTTTCAAAAGCGTCGGTTTGTGAAAATAGACGCTTTATTTTCGATTAACCACTTTAATAATATATATAGTTATGAAAAAAGTAATTGTAAGAGGAGATCGTTCCGGTGTATTTTTCGGAGAGTTAGTAGAAAGAAATGGTAGTGAGGTTAAGCTCGCAAATTGTCGTAGATTGTGGTATTGGGATGGTGCTGCTAGTATATCTCAATTAGCAGTTAATGGTACAACTAACCCACATGAATGCAAATTCACAGTTACGGTTCCAGAGATAGAGATCCTGGATGTGATTGAAATTATCCCGTGTTCGGATGAAGCTGTAAAATCTATTGAAAGTGTACCGGTATGGGCAAGGTAATGGAAGATAGAATAAAGCAGTTTCTAAGTATTGGCTATGGCTATGGCGATGGCTATGGCTATGGCGATGGCTCTGGCTCTGGCTATGGCTCTGGCTATGGCTATGGCTATGGCTATGGCGATGGCTATGGCTCTGGTGATGGCTATGGCTATGGCTCTGGCTATGGCTATGGCTCTGGTGATGGCTATGGCTATGGCTCTGGTGATGGCTCTGGCTATGGCTCTGGCTATGGCTCTGGCTATGGCTCTGGCTCTGGCTCTGGCGATGGCTATGGCTCTGGCATAAAATCCATAAATGGGAATTCTATTTATGTAGTAGATAATATACCTACTATTATCACAAATGTAAAGGGTAATATCGCAAAAGGTTTTATCCTTCAGTCTGATTTATCTCTTACTCCCTCTTTTATAGCAAAAGAGAACAATCAATTTTCTCATGGTAATACTCTACATGAGGCATTTGAATCTTTGCGAGAAAAGCTTTATGATGATAGTACAGAAGAGGAAAGGATCCTTAAGTTTAAAGAACATTTCTCTGACTTTTCTAAAAAGTATTCTGCTAAAGACTTGTTTATATGGCATCATGTACTCACTGGGAGTTGCAAGGCTGGAAGAGAAGCTTTTTGTAAGGACAAAGGTATGGATGTAGACAATGATAGGTTTACTGTATATGAGTTTATAGAACTGACTAAAAACTCGTATGGCGGTGAGATTATCCGCAAACTATCTTAACTTAATCCCGGTTTGCTTTGATCGGCACTCCGGGAGCAATTTAAACCACTTTAAATAATATAAGATATGCCAATTATTAAAAAAAATGACGTAACTCCTGAACGTCCAGTTATTATCGTGCTATATGGCACACCTGGTACAGGAAAAACTTCTGTTGCTACAACTGCATATAATCCTCTTTTAATAGATACAGATAGAGGATATGATAGAGCTGTACAACGATGTGATACCCTTACCGCCAACAAATGGGAAGACATAATGGCGGAATATGAAACAATGAAGTCTTATAGTACTATCATTTGCGATACTGCTAAAGCGTGCTTGGATGATTATCTGATGAATTTTGCTGTAAAAAACAACTACAAGTTAGCAACCAATACTTTAAAGAGATTTGGGCAAATAGCAGAGGACTTCAAGTCATTTGTTAATCAACTTCGTTCAAACGGATCGGATATTATTTTTATTTGCCATGATAAAGAGGTGGCGGAGGGTGACATTATAAAGCATTCACCGGATTGCACAGGACAGAGTAAAGATTTGCTTCTCCGAATTGCCGATCAGGTAGGATATATATCTAAAGTAAACGGTAAGCGCACTATTTCATTTGAACCAACTGATACTTTTATTGGGAAAAACGTGGCACAATTGAAGATGATGGAAATACCTGAATCATCTAGTGCTGATTTTTCTACATTTATGGCAAATGTGATCTCTACAGTAAAGCAAGCAATACAAAATAAATCAGAGGAACAGAAGAAAGCCAATGAGATGCTTTCTGTTCTTAGAGATAATCTCGCATCCGCTATGACAGATGAAGATATAGCTGCACTCATCGAAGCAATGAAAGAATTACCACAAGTACTTCAGTATCCGTTTTTCTCTGAAATGAAGTCTAACCTTGCATCCAAGGGGTATAAGTACGAAAACAAGAAATTCGTAAAAGATGCAGCCGCTTAAGCCTCTTATAAGAGTTACACAACTCGAAGCATACAGAAAGTACATTGAACAGAGTGAATATGCCAATTATGAAATTACCGAGCAATCTGTAATAGAAAGCATAACAAGTGTATTTGCCGGAAATGAATACACTCGCATAGGCACCGCTTTCCACTCCATTGTTGAAACGGGGAAGCCTGTGTGTGATAAAGTTTCTGCCGGTGAACGTACCTTCCTTTACTACGGAAAAGAACAGAAAGAACCAGTTCCTTGTGGACGCAAATTCAATATTGATGGGTTCGATGTTATTTTGGATGTAAATCAGTGTAAGGTCGCAATGGATTACCGCAACGAACACCCCGATGCTTTTCATGAAATACGCATTTACAAAGATTTTGGAGATGCTTTCATAACCGGATGCGCTGATATGATAGACGGTATAGAGATACGGGATATAAAGACTAAGTATTCTTACCCGTCTGATACTGACTATATCAATTCTTGCCAATGGCGGCTTTATCTTGAGATTTTTAAAGCGGATATATTCCATTTCGACCTATTTGTGTTCGATGGCTATAAAATAGACAAGCATGGATATGATGTAAGAGGGTTACCGCTTGAAAGATATTCTCCTGCGATAACCTGCTACCGGTATGATGGGATGGAACAGGATAATAGGAATTTGCTTCGTTCATTTCTGGAATGGGCGGAATACAGGGATTTAGTTAAATATTTAATAAAAGAAACAGTAGATTAATTATGGCAAACCAAATAACCGGAAGAATAATTGAAATCGGGCAAACCGTTCAAATTCCATCGAAAAACGGTGGTTCCTCATTTACTAAACGGGAATTTATTTTAGATGCTACCACTTATGATCCTTATACGGGTGAGCGTAGCGAGTATGAGAATGTTATTCCCTTAGAGTTTTCAGGAGATAAATGTGCTGATCTTGACCGTTTTAGTCAAGGTGATGTTGTTACCGTGTCATTCGTACTACAAGGACGTTCTTGGACGAATCAAGATGGAGAACTTAAGCGTATGGCTTCTATTCGGTGCTACAAAATAGAAGGACGTGGCGGTGTATCCCAATCCCCACAGACTGCACCAGTACAACAACCATCACCACAGCCGACTTATCAGCAACAGCTGCCAAACTTCCCACCACCGGTTGATGCGAATGGTAATGCAAAGGATGATTTACCTTTTTAGCGTATGATTTTCGACTTGAAGAATGATATGGAAGAGATTTGGAAAGACGTAAAAGGATATGAAGAATTATACCAAGTGTCTAATTATGGTCAGATACGTTCAGTTGATAGAACTGTTGGGTATAGGTATAAAGGAAAACAAAGGATATACAAAGGTCGTATGTTAAAGCAAGTTGTAAGAAATGGATATTTATCTGTAAGTTTATCGAAAGAAAATAAACTAAAACAGAAAAATATTCATCGACTTGTTGCCGAAGCCTTTCTACCTAATCCATTTAATTTACCTGTAATTAATCATATAGATGAAAATAAAAAGAATAATATGGTTTCTAATTTGGAATGGTGCTCTTGTGCCTATAATACAAATTATGGTAGCGGTAGAAAGAAACAAGCAGAATCTCAACAGAAGGTAGTATTGCAGTATGATAAGAGTGGAAATTTATTAAATCAGTATCCATCTGCAACGATTGCGGCATTAAAAAACGGCTATAATCTTAAAACCATATCTCAATGTTGTCGAGGACATATTAAAAGTGCATATAATTATATATGGAGATATAAATATGATATTTAACCTAAATAATTCTTTTGAACATGATAGACTTAAGGAGTATATGAGTAGACTGTACAAACAAAAGGCTATTGTGGAAGTGAAAAAGAAACTACCTAACCGCACGCTTGCCCAAAACAGCTATTTGCATCTTCTTTTAGGGTATTTCGGTAGTGAATACGGTTGCAGCCTCGATGAAGCAAAAATTGATTTTTATAAGAGGACTTGCAACCGTGATTTGTTTGAGAGAAAGACGATCAACAAGAAAGGTCAAGAAGTAACCTATTTGCGCAGTTCTGCCGAACTGACAACAGGTGAGATGACCTTATCTATTGATCGTTTTCGTAATTGGAGTGCAGCGCAAGCAGGCATTTATCTGCCTGCCGCAAATGAACATCAAATGCTGATTTATGCTCAGCAAGAGATTGAAAGAAACAAAGAATTTGTATAATTCCAAATAACAGCTATTTGGAAGTTTTGAAATAAAAGTTATGCGAAATGCGAAAAACTAAAGTAATCCATGTCTACCTGATCTTCGAAAAGCGGAACTATTACTTCAGCTCGGTAACGGGTATATTTCGCCATTTGTCCGAGGATCAGATAGGCATCAAACAAAGTACATTGTCTCACAATACGGAAGATACTATTGTAACCGGTAGAGCTATAATTCGCAAGAGTGAGCTGTTAAGATAGCTTTGTTAACCTTTTTACCCCAGCCTGCCTGTCTGTGAAGATTGGCGGGCGAACATGGGACAAAATGGTCATAGGGCGCTAAGACTAAATGAACGGAAATTCTAAGTGTACATAAGAATGGATGTCATCAAGACCGGTGCTGTTAGTAACTGGTTGAGTAGTTTAAAAATCGTAGGATAACCAATCTACGGACGAAAACGAGAAAGCAGACGATACTTGTGCAGGTTCGACTCCTGCTTGTCCCACATGAAAATAACAATCACCAAACAAGAATACCAGACGATAGTCCGGTGCTTGAAAACGTCAGAAATCCTCATTAGGGGATATAATTTGAGAGATGAAGATATGATTCGTAAAACTAGAAAGAAACTTCAAAGGAGTAAGGAG